ATGACCATCAAGCCCTGGCGGCAGATTGCTGTGCCGCACGAAGACGTGCTCAAGGGCACCTTCCAGCAAGCAGAGTTCGCGGCCGATTTGTCGCGCGTGCACGCGGGAACCGCCACCGCCGAGTACCAGGACCCGGTGCTCTTCTTCCAGCGCACCTTCATCACGGAAGGCATGCGCCTGCTGCTCGACTCGGTCGTCAAACGACTGTCGGCCAAGGGCGGCGACCCGGTCATCCAGTTGCAGACGGCGTTCGGCGGCGGCAAGACGCACACGATGTTGGCGGTATATCACCTGGCCAAGGGCGAAGTGCCAGCCAGCGATTTGCAGGGCGTTGCCGGCATTCTGGATACGGCGCAGATCACCGAACTTCCGCGTGCTCGGATCGCGGTACTCGACGGGATCAAGTCGTCGCCCAATCAGCCGTTGCAGCGCGAAGGTCAGGTCGTGCGCACGCTCTGGGGTGACCTGGCGTGGCAACTTGGTGGCGCTGAAGGCTATGCGCTGGTCGCAGACGCGGACACCTCGGGCACATCACCAGGCAAGACGGTTTTGGAGACGCTCCTGTCGAGTTGCGCACCGTGCGTCATCCTGGTGGACGAGTTGGTGGCCTACGTGCGCCAGTTCGAAGAGGGAAAGACACTGACCGGAGGGAGCTTCGACTCCAACTTGTCGTTCATCCAAGCGCTCACCGAGGCCTTGAAAGCCGTGCCCTCGGCTGTACTACTGGCCTCGTTACCAGAGTCGGACAAGGAGGCCGGCAGCCAGCGGGGAGTGAAGGCGCTGGAGACGCTGTCGCACCATTTCGGACGGGTGCAGGCGCTTTGGAAGCCCGTCGCCACGGAAGAAGCGTTTGAGATCGTCCGCCGGCGTTTGTTCACGTCGATCAACGACAAGATGGCCATGGAGTCGGTGTGCCGAGCCTTCGCCGACTTCTACACCGGAAACCGCGAGGACTTCCCGCAGGAGACCCAAGAAAGCCGCTATCTCGACCGACTGGTACACGCATATCCGATTCACCCGGAGGTGTTCGACCGACTTTACGAGGACTGGTCGACGCTCGACGGCTTCCAGCGCACCCGAGGCGTGTTGAAGTTGATGGCCAAAGTCATCCACCGCCTTTGGAAGGATGGCAACAATGACCCGCTGATCATGCCGGGCAGTCTGCCGCTGTATGACGCCGATGTGCGCAACGAAGTCATCTACTACCTGCCTCAGGGCTGGGACCCGGTGATTGAGCGCGACGTAGATGGTGAGCGCGCCGAGACCACCGAGATTGAGAACAAGGACACCCGCTTCGGCAGCGTGCAAGCCTGTCGTCGCTCAGCACGTGCGGTGTTTCTGGGCAGCGCGCCAAGCACCACGAACCAGCTGGTGCGAGGACTGGAGATGGAACGCATCATGCTAGGTGTCATCCAGCCAGGCCAGCAAGTCGGCTTGTTCAAGGACGCGCTGCGCCGCCTTGGCGACCGGCTGCATTACCTCAACCATGCCAACAACCGATTCTGGCTCGACACGCGGCCCAATCTGCGCAGGGAGATGGAGGAGCGCAAACGCCGCTTCCAGGACAAGGAGGATGTCTTTCCGACCGTCCGCGAGCGCGTCCAGCGCGGTTTCTCAAGTGGCGTTTTTGGCGGCATTCACGTGTTCACCGACAGCGGCGACGTGCCGGACGACTGGGCGCTGCGCTTGGTTGTGCTGCCGCCCGATGCCGCATTCAGCAAGAGTGGCCAGAGCCTGGCCATCGACCGCGCAACCGAGATCCTCAAGAAGCGCGGCGACCAGCCCCGTTTCAAGCAAAACCGGCTGATCTTCCTGGCTGCCGACTACGACAGCGTCAGCCGGCTGAAAGACCACGTTCGCTCGTTCCTGGCGTGGCGCAGCATCGTGGCTGACTACAAGGACAACCGAATCGTTCTCGACAACCTGATGGCCAAGCAGGCCAACGCGAGTCTGGAGCAGGCCGAGGAAACCGTGCGTCGCATGATTCGAGAGACCTATAAGTGGCTCGTGGCACCGATGCAGGAAGCACGCCCGGGCAAGGGCTTGTCAGACCTGCGCTGGGAGCACTTCCAGGTCAACCCAAGTGCGCAGAACTGGTCGCAAGAAATCGAGCGCGTGCTCAAAGAGAACGAGTTGCTCATCAACGAATGGGCGCCGATCCACCTGGCCAAGGTTCTGAAGGACTGGTTCTGGAAGGACGAAGTCAAGGAGGTCAGCGCAATCCATGTCTGGCAGCAATCCTGCCAACAGCTCTACCTGCCGCGACTGAAGGACGACACGGTCTTTCAGATGACCATGGCTGCCGGCGCTGAGAGCCCCGACTTCTTCGGATTCGCGCAGGGCAAGGATGAAGGTCGCTACATCGGCTTCGTCTATGGCAAGCGCACCTCCCTGATCATGGATTCGTCATTGCTCCTGATCGAGCCGTTCGCCGCAGCAGCCTACATGGACGCACTGCGTGCAGCAGAGGAAGCATCGCGAGCCAAGACTTCAGAAGCCGCAGGGAGCGCAGGTACCGCTTCGGTGGGCACCAGCGATGGTGTCACGCCTCGAGTTGAAGACCCCGGCAAGGGCGACTATCGGTCCGGCAGTGCCGCAACCGCGCAAACCCCGAAGAAGCACTTCTACGGCAACATCGAGCTGGACCCGTTCCTGGCGAAAAAGCAGTTCGCCGATCTGGTCGATGAGGTCGTCCAGCAATTCACCATGCGTCCTGGAGTGAAGGTGAAGATCGCCATCGAAATCCAAGCCGATTCCGCCACCGGCTTCGACGACGGACTGCAGCGCGCAGTGAAAGAGAACTGCAATGTGCTGAAGTTCAAGGGCGCGGAATTTGAGGCTGGCGAATGAGCGTCCAAGCCGGTATTGCCACTTCCACACGAAGACGGCGCTTGCCGTGGTCGTGAAGCGTCGTATAAGGCGTGGGCTCCTGATGATGAGGTGATGATATGGGAACGCCAAATGCCAACAGTCACGACCTCCTCGCGGATGATGATTCCGAGAGGGGCGCGGATGATCAACATACTTTCGGTGGTGCCTGGACTCGCATCAAGCTCGAAGCGCTTGAAAAGTACCTGACAGCATTCAATACCGCGCTGAGCAAGCAGAGCTTTACGCGCCTCTACGTCGATGCCTTCGCAGGCACCGGTCGCTGCGACATCAAGGTCGACGGCGAGAAGCAGACTATCGATGGTTCTGCTCGTAGGGCGTTGGTTACCAGCCCTTCGTTCCACAAATTCTGTTTCATCGAACTTCGTGCCAAGAAGCTGGACGCACTCAAGGCGCTCAGCGCCGAGTATCCTGGAAAGACTATCGAAGTAATCCAAAGCGACGCCAATGCTGCGTTGAAAGCCATTTGCGCGCAGTATCAATGGCGAAACGAACGGGCCGTGTTGTTTCTCGACCCGTTCGGAATGCATGTCGAGTGGTCAACGCTTGAGGCGATTGCCAAGACTGGCGCCGTCGATGTCTGGTACTTGTTTCCGTATGCCGGGCTGTATCGGCAAGCTGCCAAGAGTGCCGACGCCATGGATGCCGACAAGGAAGCATCCCTGACCCGAGTCCTTGGTACCGATGACTGGCGTCAGGCTTTCTACGCGCAGAATCCTCAGTCCGATATGTTCGGTGGCAGCAATGGCGATGTGCGAGACAGCGATCACCGGCAGATGCTTGAATTCGTTTCGAAGCGCTTGAAGGGTTTGTTTCCCGCCGTCACAGATCCCAAGGTGCTTTACCAGGGCGGCGATTCCAAGAATCCCTGCGGGGCGCCGCTTTTCGCGCTCTACTTCGCTGCATCGAATCCCGCGCCAAAGGCGTACGGTCTCGCGACAAAGATCGCCAAGGACATTTTGGATACGCTATAGCGCCAATTCCAGTGCCTGCGGGTAATCGTCCCAGGTCCTTCCTCGGAACTCGCGTCCATTTGCTTTCTTGTGACGCTTGATCCCATCCGCGCCCCATCCGCCCCACTGCTTGAAGAAGAAGGCAGTGCCAGCGACTTCAGCCTGCGCTTGCACGTTCGCGACCCATTCTTCCTTCATCGGGCGCGCTTTGTGGCCGGATTCCCCACCGACGATGACCCAGTGAATATCGGTCAGGTCGATGCGTCCCAGATCTTCGAGCAGCGGCTCGACCGAGAGAAAGCGGATCTGCGCTTCCACCCTGCGCAAGTAGTCAATGCGCGGCACGCCGTACTTCTTGTTTTCGACCGACACGCCAAGCCACACGTTCTGAGGGCATGAGCGCCGAGCAAAATACTCGGGCAGCCTTTCCGCGCGTTTGGTAAGGATCTGATAGGTGTGCTGCGGCGTCGCACGGATGACCTCGAACACGCGGTCGAGAAACTTGTCCGGAACGTCCTCGTGAAACAGGTCGCTCATGCTGTTGACGAAGTACGTGGTCGGCTTCTTGCGCATCGAGGGTTGCTGAAGCCGGTCTTCGTGAATCGTGAGCTTGAACTCGTTCTCGTAGCCCGGCGCGCCCATCGCGTGCAAACGACGCGCCATCACTTCGGCATAGCAGTGCTTGCAGCCCGGTGACACCTTCGTGCATCCGGTTGTCGGGTTCCAGGTTTGCTCGGTCCATTCGATGGCTGATTGCGTTGCCATGGTGTTCTCCTCAATTCGCCGTTGTGCTTTGTGTGTGTTCGACAGCGAAGGCATCGACGAGCTTCGCGAGCGCGGATCGCGCCTGCCCCATACGCGGATCGGCCAGAGCGATCCGCACTCGGTCGGCCAACTGGTCTGCGGACGGGTGCTGCTGGTTTGTTGCGTCATGCACCAGACGCATACACGTCTCGATCAGTTCGGCCTTCGGGTTTGACTTCCCGGATTCGTACCGGCTCAGGGTTGACTGAGTGATTCCCAGAATTGCCGCGAACTCCTGCTGGTTTCGGCCGTTTCTGGCCTTCTTGATGAGATCCGGTATTCGGGTGATCGGCTCCATGCTCGCCTGTCCGGTTTATGCGCCATGTGCATAGGATACCGCAATTATGCTTGAGGTGCATGCCGGCGAAGCGGCAGCCTGCCTTCCGGTCAGGGCGAAATCATCCGCGCCTCAGTCGCACGACGCGCGACGAGGCCTGGCAGTACCCTGCCGCCGCCATAGACCCATCGGCGCAGTTCGCTCGCGGCCGCGCCCCTAGTTCTTCCTCGCAATCCCCATCTCCCTAGCCCACGCCTGCAACGCAATTAGCTGCTCGGCGTTCTCGTGGCAGGTTCGGTAGTTGGCGGCGACGGTTCCGGTGACGGCAGAGAGCGCAATGTTTGCGGCGGCCGCATCAGCATCTCCGGCGGGTTCGGGCAGTTCACCTGCGGCGGCAGCGTCGTGCAGGCGCACAAAGCCACGGTTGATAGTGCAAGCAGCATCGGCTTGTACGGGCACATAGACGGGGACCTCCTTGATGATGGTGTCGCCCTTTTCGCGGACGACGCGGACGCGGTCGACGTATTCGGTGACGACCTTGACGGCGGCTTGCGCCTGACGCTCGCGGATGGTGGTGGCCTGAAGCGTTTGTTGCTGGGCGGCGGCATCCCACTGCGCTTGGACGTGCCTCGCGCCCTTGACCCAGCCGAAGCCGACCAGGGCGAGGCCGAGCGCCGCCAAGGCCAACAGCCGGTACGGCCATGGAATCACGCTCACGACGCATCCCCGATGCACTGCCGATATTCGGCATCACGCCGCTTGGCCAGCCCGCCGCACAGCCGGGCGTTGTCGGGCAGCGCGCAGTCCTTTCCCCGGAAGAAGCGCCAGCGCAGCAACTCGGCACAGGCTCCCGCGTAGTCCTCGGCGTTGAGTTTCCTGACCAGCGTGGACTGGCAGAACGCGCGGCTGCCGACGTTGTAGGAGAAGCTCACCAGTGCGTCGTACTCGTGCTGGGCCAGGGGTACGGTCACGCACTGCTTGAGCGCACCCTCGAACTGCTGCACATCGGTGAGCGCCCGAGCCAGTGCCTTCGGCGGAGTGGTGGTGTCGCCCAACTTGACCCCGGTGGTGGTGCCGAACCCGATGGTCGGCCCATCGCCCTTGACCGGAATCACCGCGCGGTCGGTGTAGCCCTCGTGCAGCAGGATGCCAACCAGGGCGGCGGCGGACAGCGTCATGCCGGCCACCGTCCTGCGCGCCATTGGCGGCCGGGTCATCGCTCCATCCCCGGCTGAGCCACGATGCGCGCAATGGTCGCTCCGATGCTGGCGGCAAAGGCCAACAGCACGAACGCGCCGCGTGGCAGCGTGTCGCCGAACAGCGGCACGGCCACTTCCGCCGCCGTGAAGGCTGCGGCCAGCAGCGAGAAACGGATGCTCCAGGCACGTCGCAGCACGCGCCGCCAGTCATCCAGCAGGCAGATCTTCGGCTTGGCGGTCATTGCACGCCACCCATCAGTTTCAGCTTGATGGCGGCTCCCACCAGCAGCGCGGCCAGGATGCCGGTGGTGATCACCTTGATGAGGGTTTGCCACGCCGTGCGACGGGCATCGCGCCACGCTTCCAGCAGATCGCGCAGCTCGCGAATGTCCTTCGCGGCATGACCGTTCTCCAGCCCCAGGTGCGCGAGGCAACGCTCGGCGCCGCGCTCGGCAGCGCGGTTCAACAGTTCATCGAAATCCTCGTGTCGCAGGAGCAGCGTCGATTCGTTGGTCAGTACATCGGTGTCGTCGGTCATCGTGGGTCTCCAGAAATGACGAAACCCGCCCAGCGGCAGCCGGAGCGGGTTTCAGGGGTGAAGCAACGGAAGGGGTGTGGGTTAGATGTCGATGACTTCCAGCGGCAAGGACGGCGCCTCGCCTTCGATGACGCCATCGCGCACGAACACGGTCTGGCCCAGCGTCGCTTCGCCGCGGGCGTGGATGAGTCCGCCACCTGGTAAGGCGATCACGACGCGGCTGGCGCCGACCTCGATCACGATGCCGGCTTGCAGCGGCGGCTCGGGCAGCAACTGACGGAACTGTCGGTAGAGGTTATGCATGGCACTCGACGCCCAGCGTTTGCCAGACCTCCGGGAAGCTGGCTTCCACGCGCGTGGAGCGCACGATGCCGAGCCGCGCGACGCTGCCGTCCTGGTACTCGACGAAGGTCCCGGGCTCGACGATGCCGGTCTCCGGTAGCACAGGCAGGCGCAGGCCCACCTCGAACTGCTGCCCGGTGTCGGCCAGGATCGCAGTGCCGCGCTGGCGTGCTGCGACGGCTTCGGTGATCAACGCATCGACGACCATCGGCGCAACCCGATTGCCGGCCGTGCCGGCGCGCGTGACCTGGCCCAGCACCCCGGCAGTCTGGCCCGACACGAACACCCGGTTGTACGCCGGCTTATCCAGCCAGCGCACGGATTCGCGCGACACCGCATCGACCGGCAGCACCAGGTCCGGCGTCACCGCATGCCAGTCCCACGGCGCCACGGGGTAGCGGTGGCGCACGCGCAGGATCGCGTCGGACGGATGCGGCAACAGGTAGCCGCCCGGCGCGGCGGCGATTGCGGCGAGCGCATCGATCCAGGTGCCCTGGTGTGCAAACACGCCTGCAGGCAAGTTCCAGTCGGTGAGCGCCCAATCGATGGTCCAGCCAATCGGCACACCGTTGACGGTCAGAACGTCGTCCATCAATTGCCGTGCCGTGCGCGGGTCGGCATTGCCGAAGTGCATCACCGGCGCGTAGGGCGCCGAAAGCGCTGCGGTGCGGCCGCGCCCGGATAGGCGCAGGCTCGCATCGCCAAAGCTGCGCTCGCGACTAAGGTTCTCGGCGAGCACGCGGAAATCAGTACCGTTGACGTGCGCCACGAGCTCCACCGGTGGCGCGCCATCGGTGGGTGCGATCAGCGCTTCGGCAATGGCGGGCAGCGTCGCCTCGAATCCCCAGGCCCAGGAGTCGACGTCGAGACTCAGCGACAGTGAGATCACAGGGACCGGTGCGCCATCCGGCCAGCGATGGAGCGTGACGTGATTCAGCACGATGTAGACCCTTCGGATCGGAACCACGACCGGGCCGTCTTGGCCGGGATCGGGGCGCCGCTCGCAGACGAACACCAGGTGGCCATTCGCAGCTGCCGGTGCGGAAAAGCGCAGGTGCGGATTTGGCGTGTAGCAAGGAACGAACGGCGGCTCGGGATCGTCCGGGCGCACTGGATGGCGCCCGGGCGGCGGTCGCATCGCGTTCTGCCAGCGTGCACCCGCCCAGCGACGAAGCGCCGTGGCGACCTGGATGGCTTCGAAAAAGCGCCGACTCGGGAGCTTCTGCGCCACATCAAAGCGCGAGGTGGTTGGCCGATGCCGATCCCGCAGACCGTCCTCGTGATGCAGGCGCCGCGCGAGCGCGTCGAGGCGCTTCGCGTTCTCGTAGCGCACCGGGCCTGTCGTGCGCAGACGCAGCGACTCAGCATGTGGAACCTGGAGCTCGCCGGGCGAGCGTGCCGATGCGCCCTGAAACCGCGTGATCGCTGAGACTGGCGCGCGCCGCAAGGTCGCAGCGCGCCTCGACGTCACGTTGGCGTCCAGCACCCAACCAGCCTGCCAGGACGTGCCCGCGGTCGTCGGCAGTTGATCGGTGGCGGCGGTGCGGTGCTCGGCGCCCTCCTCGAACCCGCGCCCGCGTTGCCAGGACGATGCCGTCCGCCCCACCAGCGGACGCGCCGCCCGGGAGGCATAGCGCGCCTCGACGATCATCTCCAGCGCCGGAAACGTCGCGACCAGCGTCGCCGATGCATTCGGGATGGCCAGCGCTTCGAAGCGCAGCGCCGGCAAGGCGCCGACCAGCTGCGCATCCTGCGGAGGCTGCGATCCGCCCGGATCGCCACCCAGCACGAGGTGCGTGCTGCCAGGCGGGTGCGCCAGCCGCAGATCGATGGACGCCATAGGTGATCACCCCAGCAGTCCCGTCAGGATGCGGGTGTAGCCGCCCGCGTACAGCGTGGTCGTCGGCAGACGCAACTCGCCCATGCCTTCGAGATCGGACGCGTCGCAGTCCCAGCCCAGCGCACCGTTGCCGTTCACGATGCGCGCCCAGGTTGCCTCGCCGGTCGTGAGGATCAGGGCTTCGTTCGTCGGCGCGACCTCGAGCACGCCGTCGACGACGGTTCCGAGCGGTTCGGCCAGCACGATGGACGCGAGCAGCGGGCCCTGTGGCGCTTCGCCAAATCCCGGTCGCGGACCGGCGTAGACGTGAGCGCGCGCCTGCTCGGTGCCGAGCGCCAGGAAGGTGATGACGCCCTGCAGCCGGTACGCGTTGAGTTCGTCGGAGATCTGGATCACACCGGCACCCCGTTCATTGGCTCGGCGCGCAGGTTGTCTGCGACCACGGCGCGGAAGTTGTGTTTGTGGTCGTAGGCGATCACCAGATAGCGCGGCACCGGGCTGATCCGCTCGAAGCGGTAGACGCCGGTCACCGCATCGCTCCAGGTCTCGCGCACCACCGCATGTGTGCGCTCATCGAACAGCAGCACGCGCCGCGACACCGGCCGATCCTCGGGCAGGTTCTTCTCTTTCACGGTGCCTGTGATGTGGTGATCGCCGGCGTAGTAGTGATTGCGCGTGCCGGCCAGACGATGGAAGGCGCGGTGCGAGTACCGCAGCAAGGCGGCCAGATCCGGCACCGGCTGGGTGCGTCCCACGATGGCTGGCAGTGCGCGGTACTGCGCTTCCGGTGGGTCGGGCAGCGCGCTCGGCACGCCACCGGCGACGCGGTGCACGCGCAAGGTCAGGCCGTACCCATAGATGCAGGGCCGGAAGCGCGCGTAGTGGCGCTTGTAGCCCTCCCACACGACGCCATCGTTGTCGCTCACGCGGTACTGCCAGATGCCATCGGTGCCACGCTTCACGTCGATGCGCAGGGCCCGGCGAGCGCCAGTCACCGCCCACGGTGCAGCGGCGTGCGCTGTCAGCTCGTACTGGTTTCCGCCGGCATCCCAGAAGCTGTGATGCCACTGCTGCTGCCAGGCGATCAGCCGGTGACCCTCGTAGGCGCCCGAGCCGGTCCAGAGCCAGAACCCGAAGCAGGCCGATGAGTAGGTGATCGCCATCACCTCGGCTTCGATCTCGAACCAGAAGTTCTCCGTGATCTCGGCCGCGTCGATGCGCCAGAAGTTCTGCGCCTGCGAGAACACCAGATCGACGGCCTGCGCCGCTTCATTCCAGATGGGCGTGACGCCACCGGCGCCGCCCGCGCTGGCGAATCCGGCAGGAATACCCGCGAGGAAATCCTCGTCCAAGGGATAGGCCACGACTCAGGGTCTCCAGGGCCCGGTGATGTCAAAGGCGAAGCCGCTGGTGTTGCCCTCATGCGCGTAGTCCAGCGTGACGATCAGGAACTTGCGCTCGGGGTAGCCGAGCACCTGGTCGATCAGCGTCAGATGCGCGTAGGGCTGGTTCTGGTGGATCCAGTACATGCCGGGCAGCATCCCGCGCAGGTGTCCGCTGCTCTCGCGCAGGTAGATCGGATGCAGGATCAGTCCGTAGTCGGGACCGTTCGGGAACGGGATGCTGGCCGAGCGCCCGGAGACGTTCTGGTTGTTGCCGTCGTTCAACGAGAACAGCCCAAGGCGCACATTGCCGCCGACCTGGGTGTAGTCGCGCATGCAGATCTTGCCGGTGGTATCCAGCGAGTGCGTCGAGTAGGAATCCTGGTTCGGGTAGCTGTTCGGCCACTCGCTGACGGTGCGGTAGCGGTCCGAGGCGGTCAGGAACGACGCGTAGTTGTCGCCCGGCTTGTAGCTATCGAAGTCGGTGAAGGTGTAGAGCACGCGGCGGTCGCCACCCCAGCCAGAGGCGCAGGCGAGGAAGAATCCGCGGTCATCACCGACGAGGACCCAACTACGGGCGCCGGCGCCGTTGTCGCCGTAGGTCTCGGGCGTGTTGTTGCGGGCGAAGTACCACTTGAACCAGCCCGAGTACATCGAAGTGCCGCTGCCTGAAGGCAGTTCGTTGCGGGTGGGCGCTGCCGGATCGAAGGGCGCGCGAGCACCCACGAAGGTGTCGATGTCGACCATGTTCTCGGCCAGGGTGACGCGTCCGAACTTCGCCCAGGTCGTCGTGTAGCCCTCGGGCAGACTGTCGTCGACGCGCAGGAGCGGTCGATTCGAGAGTGGATTGGGCGTGCGGTACGCGCGCTTGTTCTCGCCGGTGAAGGCGATCTCGAAACCGAGCGGCGCGATCTTGGCGCTGATACCAAGGACCGTCGTCGCCGGTGTGGCCGGTTCGCCCGAAACGCTGAACTGGATGCTGTCCTGAGTGATGGCGGTGATGGTGAAGTCGCCGTTGTACTCGGGCTCCTCGCAGCCTTCGATGCGCACTACCTGGTCGACGAGATAGCCGTGCGCGGAACCCACGACGGCCGTCGCGGTGGCGCCGTCGCGGGTCAACGACGACACCGCCTTGAGGTGGAATCCGTTGACGAGCAGTGCGTCGAGCAGCGCGGTGAGGCTGCCCCAGTTGTTGGTCAGCACCGGCGCGCCGGTCATGCCGCTGTGCATCCACTTGACCTTGTTGCTCACGAATCAGACTCCTCGAAATCAGGGGTGCGTCAGGGGCGGTCCACGTCGCCGCGCACCAGCAAGGTGAAGGCATCGCGGGTGACGGTCTCCGGGCCTTGCTGGATCGTGCGCACGACCCAGACCGGGAACAGCGCGCCGATGGTGTTGAAGCGCAGCACGTTGCCGGCTGCCCAGCCCGAGCCCCAGCCGAGTGCGCGCAGCGTGAAGTAGGGTTTGCCGGTGGCCGGATTGGTCGGCGCCAGATCGTTGGCGGTGGTGCCGGTGGCGATCACGCCGACGTGCTCGCCGATGACCTGGAACGCCGTGGTGTTGGTGAACTGGATCGCCCAGCGCTCGGTGATGGCGCCGGCGTTGGTCACCGTGATCGGCGCCAGCACATCGTTGAACGTGGCGGTGGCCGCATTGCCAACCAGTGCGTCAGTGAATGCGCCGTTCCAGGTCGCCTGATCGAACAGCCGCGACACGTAGGCGCGCAGGTCGCCGGAGACCAGCGCCGAAGAGATGTTGGAACCGGTGGGGTAGTCGTGGGTGATCTGCCGGGTGAAGGCCAGGCGCCCGGAGATCTGCACGTCGGACACTTGCGCCATGTCTTCGATGCGATGCTCGACCGTGACCGGTTGGGCGATGCCGGTGACGTCGGTGAACGTCACGCGGCCCGCTTCCAGGTCGACGGTGTAGCCGGCGGTAACGACCACACCGTTGCCATCAAGCACTCGCACCCGCGACAGGCGCACGCGATTGCAGTCGATGACCTGGCCGACGCTGGCGGTCAGCGGGCCGACCGTTTCGGTGTGGCCGATCACCGCAAAGTCGCCCATCCGGAAGATCGGCACGCGCCCGTCCTGCGGCAGTCGTACCGGATCAAGCCCGATCAGGTCGGCATCAAGCGGCAGGTAGGAGTACGCGACGGCGTTGTACTTGATGGTGTCGGCGAACACTGGCGCCGGCTTGAACACCTTGGGCACGCCATCGAGCACGACCACACCATCGGGATCGAACCAGATCTCGTCCTCGTTGCCGGCGGCGACCACCCACGACCCGAAGCGTGCGCGGACGACGCCGGTCTCGTAGTCGATGGCACCGGTGATGCCCGCCCCGGCAATGATCCCGTGGTTGTCGGCGCTCACGTTGATCGTGCCGCCGGTCAACCGCGTGGCCAGTAACTGCAGGCTCGACGGCCGCACCGGCGAGGCCGGAATGCGGAAGGTGACCTCGTCGACCGGCGTGCCATCGAGACTGGTGAGCAGCGAGCGCAGTTGGACCGCCGTGCCTTGGCCCGGTACCCACGCGCTCAAGGTCACCGCGCCGGTGGCGTAGTTGATGGCGCCGGCAAGCGTCGCCGCGCCGTTCACCGGGTTCAGGTCGTAGTACAGGCTGCCGAGGCGGTCGAAGTAGGTCTTGCCACCGAGCGTGAAGCCGACGCTGCCAGGCACGATGGGCTCGGCGAAGCTCGGCGTCAGATCCAACGCCAGGCCACTGGCGGTGAACGTCTCGGCGACCGAGTTCGAGGTGCCGGTGGCGCGATAGCGCACCTTCGCCCACGCCGTTTCGTCGATGGGCATGGACGCGCCCGCGGTCACGTACTCCCAATGCGAGAACACATTGCGATAGACCGGCACGAGGGTCCCATCGGCATTGCGCGTGAGCCCGATCTGGGTCACCGAATAGCGCCCCACGGGAATGCGCACGATGGTGTCGGGCAGGAAGCGCACGACGCCGGTGGCGTAGTTCACCGTGCCATAGACGAAGCCTTGCGTGTCCTTGAGATTGCCGTTGCGGTCGTCGCGGACGATCTTGATCGGATCGACCGGGCGCACGAGCTGCAGCTCGGCCGGCGTCGTCGAGATGTAGTCGAAGGTCTCGATCAGCAGGTTCCATTCCAGCTCGACCGTACCCGGGATCAAGCCATCGAATTCCACTTCGACGTCGATGCGACCTGTGCCATCGCGCATCGGCGCGTGGAACTCCTCCTCGGTCGGTGGTCCCCAGGTGTAGGCGACGTTGTAGGTCTGGCCGCCAGCCGGCAGCGCGGCGGGTGTGAACTGGATCAGGCCCGACTGGTAGTGGATGGTGCCGGTCGCCGCACCGGTGATGCGGCCAGCGCCATCGTCGGTGGCGGTGCGCGGTGCACCGTCGTTCCAGGTGATCGTGACCGACTGCGGCGTGATGCCGGACTGCGCCAGCTGCAAGGAGACAGCGGGCGGCGCGATGGTCTGGTCGGATCGGTTGAAGTAGTTGGCCTTGCCGCCCCAGGCATAGACGATCTCGCTGCCGACATCGGGCAGCGCGCCCACGGTCACCGCCACCGTGCCGGAGCCATAGTTCACGGTGCCGACCCCGTACTCCGGGCTGCTGCCCTTGAGCACGCCGGCGCCGTTGTCGCGCAGGTCGTACCACTTGCCCTGGGCGCGGTAGCTCACCTGCAAGGTGCCGGGCGCCGGGCTCGGCAGGATGGTGAGCACGTAGTTGTAGGCGCGGTTCTCGATGTCGACGCGCACGCCCGCGGTGTCGGCGACACGGATCGGTGCGGCGGCGGGCCGGAAGGTGATGGTCTTGGTGCCGCCGTAGTTCGGCGCACTGGTCGCCATCGCGATTTGGCCGCGAGCGTAGTTCACGGTGCCGATGACGGTGGCGCCCGCCATCAGCTGGCCGCCGTTGTCGGTCAGCGTGGCGCCGCTGACGCTGATTGACAGCGTGCCGGGCTGGATTGCATTGCCGACCGACAGCACGGTAGAGGCGTTGAAGCCGACCGAGGTCGTGTAGCTCACGGTGCCGTTGGCCGACTCGACCAGGGCTTCGGAGGTGCCGCCTGCGGTCAGATCGAGCAGCGGCGTTTCGGTCTGCGCCGAAGGCACCAGCTGGGTGAAGATGCTACTGACGCTGGCGGCAACATCGCCGATGGCGATCGGCTGGGTGGTCTTGACCACGCCGCAATACTTGGCGGCATCGGCGACCACCGTGTCGCGGGTCTTGGTCTTGCCCGGCGCCATCGTGAACAGGCGATCTGGCGGAGAACCGGGAAAGTCGAAGCGCAGTGCGTCCGACAGATCGCAGGTGACGACCACCGCTTCGTAGTCGACGATGCCGCTGCCCGAGCCATAGCTGAAGGTGCGTGTTTCCGAGGCGACGCGGGTGACGCGGATGTACTGCGAGAACTCGTTCGCCAGGCCTTCGTTGGCGACCAGGTACAGGGTCTTGCCGATGGCGGGCAACTCGGCGCCAACGCGCTGGAACAACTGGACGCTGCGCTGGCCGGTGATGTGGTTCTCCAGCAGGTAGCCGTTCCAAAGCGAGCCCTTGTTGAGGTAGGCCTCAATGCGGTCGCGCGCGTTGGTGCGGCGGTCGAAGATCTCTTCGGTCGAAAAGATCGTGACCGCGACGCGCGGATCGCTCGGCGCCTCGGCGACGATGACGTTGCCGCCCAGATACGTGTCGGTGGTGCCGGTCTGCACGCTGGCGAAGACCTTGCGCAGGTTCACGCGGCCACCGGCGCGATCCATCTCCGAGATGTCGTTGAACAGCGAGTTGCTCGCACCATCGACGATGACGGTGGACGTGGGCGCGCCGCCGCCTTCGGCGACGTCGTCCATGACCTGGCTGGCAACGAGCTTCACGTCGCCTGCAAGAATGGGCATCGGGAGTCCTAGTCAGAGCTGCAGCAAGCGCAGCGTCAATCGGTAGCGGTCGGCATCGGATCGCGCCGGAAAGCCGAGCACGGGTTCGGCCTCGACGCAGATCTCGTCGTGGCGAAAGGCCACCTCGAAACTGCGGCCGTCGTGCAAACGCAACTCGAAGCGCCCGTCGTCGGCGGTCAACGGCACACTCGCCCACGCGTGCAGGGTGCCGACCGTGGCGCGTGTGACCCAAGCCATGTCGAACGCGCCTTCCAGCGTGATCGGCCGCCCGGCCTGCCGCGTGGCCGACTGCACCAGCAGCGCGCCAGTGATCAGGTAGCTCATCGACGCCACTGCGGGCGTCCACGCGTGCTCGTCGACCCACAGCAGATCGTCGGGCAAGGTCAGGACGTCGCTGGTGGCGAGGTGTTGGAGTTGCATGGGGAACCGGTCAGAGCGTGCGGGTGCGTGCCGCGCTGAGCACGCGCAGCAGTCGGGCTTCGTCGCGTTCGTCGATGGTCGCGGCCACCTTGTGGGTGCCCGCTGCGAGTTCGACGCGCACCGTGCGCGTGGGCGCGTGCTCGCCGAGCAGGGAGGGACGCTGCACGCCCGCGCCGGTGGGCTTCACCAAACCGCCTGTGGCGAAACCTTGGACACTGCGCAGCGTGCGCGCGGCCAGCGCTTGGGTAGGCGCCTTCATGCCGTTGATCGCCTCGAAGAAGCCGACGCCGAACTTGGACACCGTCGCGCGGTTCACGACGAACTCGCCCGGCGTCAGCAGTGCCGGCACGGTGTCGGACGAGGCGATGCCGCCGCGCGCGAAGAACTGGCCTTCGAGGCTTTCCATGTAGGTGATCAGGTCGCGCTCGAGGTCTTTGCCGACCAGCAGCGCTTGCGCCATCGCCGAGCGCCAGCGACGCTTGATGCCCTCGACCATGCCGCCTTCGAGTCCGGTCAGCGTCTTGATGCCGAGCAGCGGCTCCAGGTAGCGCTTGTCGACGCTGGCCTGCCGGCCGTAGTTCCGCTCGGTGTTCATCTTGAACAACGGGCTGATGGCTGCGCCGCCGGACCGGGACAGGGCCGAGGCGTAGCTCATCATGCCCTGATAACCCAGCTCGACAAGTTTCAGGGCTTCGACGACGGAGCGGTTGCGCTTGGGGCGCTCGGGCGGCGCCCGATTCGGTGCTGAGGGCGGTGGTGGCGGCTCCGGCGAGATCCCGGCCGGGCCGCCACTGGCGAACCGCGCGACCTTGGTCAGCCGCGCCAATGCCGCGATGCCGTACTTGCGCACGGCCGCTTTGCGAATCACAAAGGCGCCGGCATCCAGCGTGCGCGGCACGGTGTCCGCATCGCCGCTGCCCGGTACCTTGCCGCCCGCCATCCGCGGGAATAGTGATGCAACAGCGGGCGGCGCCACCGAGCCGCCGCGGGCAAAGCGCGGCAGGCCACGGCCGACCAGGCCGCCGGTGGCGTTGGTCTCGACCTTGGTGACGTAGATCGTGTGCGTGCTGGTGGTGTGCATGCCGGCCAGGCTCATGACCTCGGCGCGGGCCGCATCGGCGTTGTGCTGGACCAGGTGCCGCGACTCGGTCTGCAACTGCGAGAGCGCGCCGATCTGGCGCTCGACGTTGGTGACTGCGGCCTGCGCCTTCTCGGTGGAGACCTTGAGCTCGAACTGCGCCGACTCATTGGCGTACGCCTTGAGCCGGTCCAGCGCTTCCTGCGCCTGGGTGAAGTCGGCATTAACCGGCAGAGTCTGGCCGTCCTTCAGCCGCTGCTCGTACTCGCGCAGCGTCTGCTCGGCCTGCTGCAGATCGGCCTGGATCTTCAGCAGGTACTCCTTCTCCTCCAGCGCCGCATCCAGTCGGTCGAGCGCCTGGTCCAGGCGCTCGGTGTCGGCGTTGATGGTGAGGGTCAGGCCATCGCGCAGCTTCGCGGTGATCGAGTCGATCTGCGACTCGGTATCGCTCAGCGTGCGCTGGATTTCGTTGCGCGCCGAGCGCGCGGCATCGGCCGCGCTGCGGTGCGCTTGCGCCTCGGCGTCGAGCGCGCGGTTCAAGATCTCCTCGGCCTCGCGGATGCGGTCGATGGACTGGCGCACGCCGTCCTTGCCTTGGGCGATCTGCTGATCGGCTTCGCGCGCCTTGGCCGCCAGCTGCGCGCGCAATTCGCCGGCCTGCTGCATCAGGCTGTTCGCGGTTTCGAACTCCTTGCGGGCGCTGGCTTCGCGCGCCTGCGCCTGCAGTTGCGCGATCTGTGTCGCCGACTGCTCGGCCTGTTGGCGCGCCTGCTCGCCGCGCTTGGCCTCCGCAGACTGGGTGTTGGCCACCTGCACAGCGAGATCCATGGCCTTCTGCGCCAACTGCCGGGCTTGCTCGAACTCGCCTTGGGCCAGGGCTTCGCGTGCCTTCTGCTGCAGCTCGGTGATCTGGCGCTTGCGGTCCTCGGTGGCCTCGTACTCGCTCATGCCCTGGCGGCGGATCTCGCGGATGCGTTCCTCCGTCGACATCGTGAGCTGACGCTTGGCCTCCTCGATGCGCTGTACTTCGGCGAGATGGCGATTGACTTCGGCGTTCAGCGCATCGATATGTTGCCGGTACTCGTTCAGCGCTTGCACGAGTGTCTGGCGTTTGGTTGCCAGAATGTCGTTCTCGACGCGCTGGACGTTGGCCATGCGCTCTTGCTCGGTCTGGCCCTGGCGCATCGCCGCTTCACGACGAGCACTGGTCTCGGCGTCGATCAGCTGCAGCGTTTGGGTCGAGGCCTGCTGGCGCAACGTCGCCTGCTGCGTCAGGGCTTCCGACAGGTTCTTGGTCGACTCGACGATGCGCTCGCGCTCGGTCGTGCGCGTGGTCTGCAGCTCCGCCTGCTCCTGGGCGAAGCGGGCCTTCACCGCGGTGACCTGCTGCTGCAGGTTGGCCTCGACCAGCGCGGTGAAGCCCTTGTAGGCCTCGGCCATCTTGGCGGTGGCATCGTTGACTGTGCCCGATGCCGCGCCGGCCGCCTGTTCCACTTCGCCAAGACGCGCCTTCAGCTTCTCGACGGCGACGTGCACGGCCTCGATGCCGCGTCCAACCGCTTCCTGCGTGCCCTGGCGCACGGCTTCCAGACGCTTGGCGATTTCCTCGGCTGCACTGGCCGCCGTGTTCATCGCGCCCTGGGCGGCTTCGCTGCCTTGCTGCGCGTCGGCGTACATGTCGCGGAAGATCTGGTTCATCTGCGCGAGGCGCGCTTCGTGTCGCGCCGTGGCCTCGGCCATCGTGTCGCCGGTGAAGATCGCCGCGAACGACTCCCACTGGTATTGCAGGAACTCGATGCTCTTCATGAGCACCTCGACCATGGCCACACCGGCCACGCGCACGACGGCGAACTTCTCTCGCAGCCAGGTGCCGATCTCCCACCCGATGATCGCGGCGGCCAGCACCGCGAATGCCGCGCGGAGCTTGCCAACGGTGGCGATGGCATTCGTGAGCGACAGGTTGGCCGCGGCCCAGGCGGCGCTGGTGGTGGTCGCCGCAGTGACGGCGGCGGCGCCCGCGGTCTGCCAGGCGATGATCAAGGCCGGGATCATCCGGTAGATCAGCACGCCGAGGCCGATCTCAGCGACCCGCGTGAGCCACGCCATCACCGTGTCGAGGTTGTCAGCCAGCCACGTGAGGGCTTCCGCCAGCTTCTTGGTGAACCCGGTCGACTCATCGACGCGGCTGATCCACTGGCCGAAGGCATTGCTCAGGCGGGTGAACGCCGCGCTGACGGTTTGCGGCAGCTGGGTGTACTCGGCGGCCAGCACATCCTTCTGGCTCATCAAGGCGTCGATGACGACATCGGCGGTCAGCCGGCCTTCCTCGGCCAGCTTGCGCAGGCGGCCGATGGGTACGTCGAGGCCATCGGCGAGTGCCTTGGCAAGCCGTGGGCTGTTTTCGACGACGGAGTTGAACTCCTCGCCGCGCAGCACGCCGGCCGACAGCGCCTGGCCGAACTGGAGCAGCGCGGACTGGGACTCGGACGCCGATGCACCAGAGATGCGCAGCGCCTGCGAAATGCTCTCGGTGAGTTCGATAGCCTGCCGCTGCTCGCCGCCCAACTGGCGCACAGCCTGTTGCAGCTTGCCGTACAGCGTCGCCGTCTCCTGGATCGGCACGCCGATCCGCTGGGCGACCGCGAACAGCTCACGCTGGGCGGTGAGGTATTCGCGCTGTCCGGCGGTCGCGAGCGACAGGCGCGCGGACATCATGTTCCAGGCATCAGCGATCTGGACCAGTTCCTGCACCTGACCCGCGGCCCAGTTGATCGTCAGGAACGCGAGCAGTTGGGTCTTGGCGCGCGCGATCTGATCGCCGAAGGCCGACATGCCGGCCTTGACCTCGGCCATGCCGGCTGCAGCTTTGTCGCCGGCAGTCTTGGCGCTGGACGCGAGGTCGCCGAGGCTGCGCTCGGCCGAGTTGATCGCGCGCTTGAGACCCTCGTCGGCGCCATCCAGCGCGACGAGGACCGAGATGCGTTTGGCCACGGATCAGTCCAGGGTTTCGAGGTGGTGCTGGATTGCTGCGGCAAGACGCGGGATGTGCCCGGCCACCAGCCGCTCGATGTCGAGTCGCTTACGCAGCGCCACGCGCGGCACCAAGACGGCGATGGGAATGTCATCGCCGCGCTTGAGCCTGCCGATGCCTTCGGCCTTGCGGTACCGGCGCTTGAAGCCCGAGAGCGTGCGGTCGTGGTCCTTGATGTTTTCGGCCATCAGGACGATGTTTCCGCGCTTGTTCTTGATGAAGTAGGCGTTGCCGCCGCGCATCAAGGCGGCGACCTGCGCCTTGAATTTCTTGCGACCGACGCGCCCATGCAGCGGGATCAGCATGCGCCCGGCAATCTGGCCGCCACGCTCGTGCAGGCCTGCCCACTGGATGCCCGAGCCAACGTACAGGGCCGGCAGCCGGTTCTTGTCGCGGTCGAGCACCTTGGCGGTGAAGCCCTTCACGAAGGACTTCCGCACCACGGTCATGCGCTCGGCCACATGGGCACGCACCGCCTGCTTGACCTCCACTGCCTGACCCGCGATGCCGCGCGACACTGCCTTGTGCGCCTTGTCGCGGAACTCGCCGCCCCAGCGGCGCAGTTGCGCTTTGGCGGCGGCACTATCGATGCGGATCGAGATGCGCATGAGTGGTGAGTCGGTCGAGGGTCTGGTCGAGGTGGCGGGCGTCGCCACGGGCACCGAGCGCGATCAACGACAACAGCCGCGCATCGCGCGCGGCGTCCTCGCGGCTCACGGCCGCCAGAAAACCGCGCACTTGCGCCAGCGTGTAGTCGTGGATGTCGGTGAGGCGGTGGCCGTGGCCGATCAGGGACTGGGCGGCGTCGAACCACCCGGGCTCGTCGCGTCGCCCACCTGGGCGAACAGCGCGCTGAGGCGCGGCATCACCTGGCGGGTAAAAAAATCCGCGTTGACCTCGATGACCGTGGAAGCGAGCAGGACCGCGTCATCGGCGTCGAGGTCGTCGACCCACTCGCGCGGTTTGCCGACCGCAATCGCGATGGCCGACAACAGATCGCCGCCGCGTTCGCCGATCACCGCCCACCAGTCGATGCCGGTCCCGGTGATCTGTTGCATCACCGGGGTGATCGCGCGCAGAAAGCCGGGCAGCTGCCCGACTTTGAGCGGCTTCACGGTCAGGGTCTCGCCGGCGATGGTCAGGGACACGCCTTGCGGGAGGAGTTTCTCCAGTTCACTCATGGTCATGCTCACAGCTGCACGATCCGGCCGAACTGACCCAGCACCGCATCGAAGGGCTTGGTCGTGTCGGCGAGCAGCGAGCCTTCCAGCTCGAACTTGTTGTACTCGTCGGAGATGAAGGAGATCTCCTTCAGCGGATCGAAGGCGACGCGGTAGAGCTCGACGAGGACCTTCGCATTGCCTTGGGCGGTGTTGATGCCCTCCAGGCGCAAGAAGCGCTCGGGCAGCGCCTGGGTGAAAATGCCGATCTCGGTCGCCGTGCCGAAGGTGTAGCTGGCCTTGAGGGGTGGCGTGAAGCCGGTGATGTCAAGAAACTGGAGGGCACCGAAGTCGGTATCGACGGTGTAGTGCGTGCCCGCGGTCAGCGTCGCCGGGCTCGCAGCAGAATCGGTCAGCACGACCGCGGCGACCTTCGGGTGCGCGAGGAAGTAGCGGTCGCCGACCACCGGCATGAGAGCGCCGACCGGTTCGTCAGTGACCGAGCCGCCCGCGCCGGTGACGTGGTTGCCGTACAACGCGAGCGCCAGGTTCTCCTTGGTGAACTCCTCGATGGTGAGGTTCACGGTCGCCGACTTCTGCTTGACCATACGGTGGTCGAGCGAGCGCTGGCCGGTCTGGCTCTCGAAGTGTTCGAGCACATCGGTCTTGAGCGAGAGCTTCAGCTCGGCGACGTTGCCGGGCGAGCGCACTTCGATGGGATGGCCCGCGGGATCGCGCTTGCCGAGGTAAACGCGGCCCTGAAAACTGGCGTAGGTGCTCATGCTTTGGATTCCTTGATGCGGTGAGGAGTCTTGGTGGTGGACGGCGAAGCGGCGGCGGTGCCGACCTCCTCGTAGTCCTTTTCAAGCGGGGTTCTGGTCGCGTCGGTCGCGGCCTCGCGTTGCGCGATGCCCTGGGCGATCAGCCAGTCCGCGATGGCGGGCGACACCGCGATGGCGTCGCCGGGGGCATAGGCCTTGCCCGCATGGGTATGGGGGCGCAGCACAACGAGTCGGGTCATGGGCTCATCCTTGGATCGAGAGGTCGTGGGCCAGGGTTCGGTAGGTGATGGCGTAGCGCGCAGGCAGCGCGACGACGAGGTCGTCGGCGTCTTCGATTTCGAACTCGCCGTCCTGCTCGCGGATGCCGAGCGCAAGTTCGCCAAGCGTTCCGTCGCGCATCAGCGCGGCGTGTGCCGCAGTGAGCAGACGATCGGCTTCCGACTCGGGGATCGCTGGCGGCACAGCGCGTGCCAGCGCCACCAGCCGAATCGTCAGCAGCCGGGTGACGCGGTCATTGGCGCGCTCGCTGATCGCGTCCGATTCGGGGAACACCACCAGCGCGGGCGACTGCTCGCGGGTGATGGCCACCGTCGGCGAGCGATACACCGTGGCCCCAAGTGCCTGCAGTGGCGCGCGCACGGCATCGAGCACCGCGAGCAGAATCCGCTCGCGCAGCGAGTTGGCCGCCATGGGTCAGAGCCGAGACAGACGCGCGCGGCGTTCGGAGCCATCGCCCACCGCACGCAGGTCGCGCACCTGGAACGCGATGCCGTCGATGACCACGCCATCGCGCACAGCGATGCCGACGAACGCCGATGCCGGAAACGACATCTCGAGGTCGGTGCCGAGCGCGAGACCATCGAGCAACGTCGTATCCGGTGCCGAGAAACCGACCGCCTGGGTCTGCGGTGCGCTGCCATCGGCGGGTTGCCAGACGGCGGTCTTGAGCAGGCCTGCCCGCGCGGCCGCGGCGAAGATCTGTTCGACGAAGCCCATCAGAGCGTCAACTTCACCAGCACGCCCGGGCGGTGGCACATCGGCAGCGGGTTCGACTGCGTATGCAGATCGGTCCCGCGGTCAAACTTGCGTGGTTCCTGCTTGGCATACAGCGGCTGGCCAAGCGTGTTGACCGTCTCGTTGAAGTCGGCGGGCGCGAAGTAGGTGCCGAAGGTATCGAGCGTGCCTAGCGGGAACGCGTGCGCTTCGCCGGCCGCGATAAAGCGACGCGCGTCGCCGGTCTCGGGATCGTTGGCCTGGCCCCGGTACTCCTCGAAGGTGATGCCGCCGAAGGTGAAGCCGCGGCGTACGTCGTTGATCAGGATGGCGCCGTTCTGCCAGTTCTCGAAGGCTTTCTCGACGTTGCCGTGGCTGGTCAGCGCGGTGAAGAACTCCGGCGAACAGAGGCAGTGAACACCGTTCATGTACTCGCCCTTGAGCCCGTCTTCGATGGCGGCCAGCGTGGCGATGCACTTGGGCTTGACCTTGGTGTTGGCGTTGCCGAGGTCGAAGGCGATGGTCTTGGGCGCAATCTTGAATTCGGCAAACAAGTCGTAGAGCACCGAGCCATCGGCATCGAGGATCACGCCCTTGAGCGCGCCCATGCGCAGGTGTTCGAGCGTGATCGCGTGCTTGTTGCGCATGGTGTCGAGGTGTCGCGCGATGACGCCAGCCAGCGTCTCGGCTTCCGTCTCCGACCCGAACGCGCGCAGGCCCTGGACCTCGTCCGGGAGCACGACGTCATCGTGCGGAATGTGCGGCACGACGAAGGAGCGCAGCGTGCGCTTGCCGCGCCGACCGACCGTCCCCGGCGAACCGGGCGGCTGGGTCGGCAGCAGGTTCAACACGCCGTTGCGCTCCTCGACCAGGATCTGGCGCTGACGCACGGGTTTGGCCGGCATCAGGTTCAGTTGCTCCAGCCGGCCGTAGCGATTGGGCAGCAGGTTGATGGCCGCGGTCAGCGAGGCCATCGAGAACGCGGGATTGGCGAAGGGGTTGTTCATGGGTCAGGCTCCGTGGCGAACGAGCACGCCGAGCGCCTTCAACTGCGCGAGCGCAGTCAGGGTTTCAGCGGCGGTGATGCCTTCGGGCCACTGCAACGCGTGCTGGGCGACGATGGCGTGGCGCGCGACGATCAAAGCGTCGTCGCGGTCGATGAGGGTGGCGTCGCAGGCCTGCAGCAGTACGCCCGCGGCGACCTGGCGGCCATCGGTCGCGGACGGGTCGATGCGCGCGTAGTGGCCGGTTGCGGTCACCAGGCCGACGACCGCGCCGAGCGGCAGGCTCTGGCCGGCGCCGACCGTGACGCGGTCGCGCGAGTAGAAGTGCGGCGCCTCGTACTTGAGCAGGTCGCCGAGGTTCAGAGACTCGATCATCTCGGCCATGTCAGTGACCTCCGGTGGTGGCGGTCGCGGTCGCCGCGAGCTTGCGGGCGGCGTCGATCAGCGGATTGCTGGCGGCTGAGCTCGGCGCCTGCGCATCGGGGGCGATGCGACTGGAAATCTCCGGGCTGTCGTCGGCGAGCACTGCGAGCAAATGGCGGCGCACGGCATCGGGTGCGGTCTGGGTTTCGAGGAAGCCGGCGATGAGGTTCGGGCGACCGGCGAGGGTGCAGATCTGGGCGATCTCCAGCGACTCGGCGACGCCGAAGGCGCTGGCCGACACGACCGGCGCAGGCGGGGTGGCGCTGTCCGCCACGACGGCGGCAACGGGTTCGGTTTCAGCAGACATGGAAGACTCCGACAGGAGGGAACGAGCAAGGCCCGACGCGCCCGAGGTGGGCGTCGGGAGAGACAGTGAAGCGGTGAGTTGTGCCAAGGCGTCGTCGAAACTGCCGACGGCATCGGCGAGGCCGGCCGACACGGCGTCGGCACCGAAGAACAGGCCGGCGTCCCAGGCGCGCACCTGTTCGGCGCTGAGGCCGCGGTGCTTGGCGACGGTGTCCACGAACAGGCCGAACACGCGCTCGACCTCGCGGCTCAGGATCGCGTGGGCCGCATCGGTGATCGGCTCGTGGGGCGACAGGTCGTTCTTGCGTGCGCCGGCAAACACCGGCGTGTAGCGAATGCCGTCCTTGGCATCCTTGACCGAGTGATCGGCGTGTAGCGCGATGACGCCGACCGAGCCAGCGCCGCCGGTGCGCGCGACGAACACCCGCGTGGCCGCCGAGGCGAGCGCGTAGGCCGCCGAGAAGGCCTGGTCGTTGGCGACTGCCCACACCGGCTTGGATCGTGTGGCGGCGCGCACGCGGTCGGCGAGGTCGAACACGCCCCCGGACTCACCACCCGGGGAGTCGACATCAAGCAGGATTGCCCGAACCTGCGGGTTGGCGAGTGCGGCATCGAGTTGATCGGCCAACGCCAGGTAGCTGGTCAGGCCCGAACTCGCTTCCAGGCCCACGGTGCGGCGCACCAGCGTGCCGTGGATCGGAATCACGGCGATATGCGGTGGGTGGGCGCCGTGGGCGCGCAGGGGCGGCGCCGAAGGCAATGGCGCATCGTGGTCGGTGACGCCGATGCGGGCGCCGAGGACCGACACGATCACGTCGAGCTTTGGGCGATGGATGGCCAGGGGCACGCCGAAGAGGCGCGCCGCCAGGTGGGGCAGCACGGTCATGGAATTCCTTGCTTGGTGGATCAGGTTCCGGCGTCGGCGTCGTCAGGCGACGGCGCGGGGCCCGGCGGTTGGGTGCTGCCGCCATCCTTGGCGGTGTGGCGCGGATCGGAGTCGAACACCAGGCCGAGGTCGTCGGCGCGCTGGTTGTCGGCCGCGATCTCGCGGTCGATGTCCTCGGCGTCGTAGCCGTTCGCCGAGATCGCTTCCGAGCGGCTCATGAGGCCCGAGCGGATCGCCAGCAGCATCGCCTTGTATTCCTTCTCGGGATCGACCCACTGCCAACCTTGCGGAATCCACTTCACCTGCAGGTAGTGGCGGCGCCTCGCCGAGCCGCCGTGCGCAAAGCCGGGCGCGACGAGAGCCCCCGATAGCACGGCTTGCTTCATCCACGCCGCCCAGATCGGGCGGCACAGCTGATGGACCAGCACGGCGTGCTGCACCATCTCGCAGCGGCGGCGGAACTCCAGCAGGCCGGCGCGAATGGAGGAGTAGTTGACGCCGGTGAGGTCGCCGGTCAGCTGCTCGTAGGTGATGCCAATCGCGGCGGCCACCGCGCGAAACTGCGTGCGAAGGAACTCCGAGTAGGCGCTGCCGACATCGGCCGGATCGGAGAACTTGATGTCCTCACCGGGCTCCAGGATCTGCAGCGTGCCGGGTTCCAGGCTCGCCACCGAGATGCCTTCGGCATCCGGCGCGCCTTCGCCCATCAGTGAATCTTCGGGGTTCTGACGCGTCACGAAGCCGGCGAACATCGCCGCGGTCTTCTTGCGCACCAGTTCCGCGTCGTCGTACTGATCGAGTTCATTGAGCTTGACCAGCGCGCGCGACAACCACGGCTCGCCCCGAATCTGGCCCGGGCGCAGCACGCGATACAGGTGGGCGATCTCGCGCGCATCGACGCGCACGGTGTCGAGACCGCCCTGACCGGACATCGGCGCGAGGCGGCCGTCTTCGGGATGGGCGCGGTAGAGGTGGTAGGCGACGCGCCGCCCGAGCCCATCGAACTCGATGCCGGCGCGCACGACGTTGCCGTTCGCGAGATCGGTGTTCATGTGCATTGGCAGGTGCTCGGGTTCGAGCAACTGGATCTGAAGCGGCACGGCGAGCCCGTCCTCGGGCCGCCGCGGGCGCAGCCGGATCAGGCATTCGCCGCCTTCGAGCATGGCCCGGCAGGCGAGCGCCTGCAGGCCGTAGAAATCAGTTTGGCCGGCGGCGTCGGCATCGTCCGTCCAATCGCGCCAGAGCGACTGAACGTCGGCTCGGAAACGCTCATCGGGCGAGAGGCTTTGCGGCTTGATGCCCGTGCCCACCGCGTTGGCGACAAAGGCCTCCAGCGCCGCCTGCGCCCAGGCATTGCGGCGCACCAGGTCGCGGCTCTTGATGCGCAAATCGACGCCGGTCGCCAGCATTGCCGCGACCGCGCCCGGATTGCCGGGCATCCACGCGAGCGACCGGCGCCCACGACCCGAGGCTTCGTGGACCGGGCCACCGAAGAAGCTGCGCAGTTTGCCGAACCAGGTCATCTCAGAAGCCCTTGCGGGTCGTGACCCGGATCTGGCGCGGCGCACCTGGCCACAGGCCGGTGCTCGCCGCCTGTTCGGCGATGCCGCGTTTGACTTCGCGGATCGCCGCCAGGAGTTCCTCGACGGAGCGGTACTCGACGGTGTTGCCGCCGAAGGTGACGCGGCGCTCGCCCTTGGCCAGGGCGGACTCCAGCGCCTCCAGGTGGTCGGAGGTGAAGGCCATCAGCGGTACACCACGACGTTGATTTCGGTCGAGTCGGTGAAGGTCGACGCGGCCGTCGCGCAGCTCACATCGACGAAACGCGCGGTCTTGAGGTCATCCTTGGCGCGCACGACGGCGAACCGCTGCTGGCCGCGGTCCACGGAGCTGCGCGCGAGCGCCGTCCAGCAGTAGTGGGTGTCTGGCAGGCGCACGGCGAAGTGGATGCGGTAGCGCCCCGGCGCGGTGCGGTCGACCGCCAGCACCTGGTGCGCTGCGCGGATGACGACCTCGCCATCGATCGCGCCAAAGCACACCCACGCCCGGGCCACGCCCGGATGCGTGGCGTCGATCTTCGACGCCAGCACCCGACCGATGCGGATGGCGAGGTCAGCGATGCGGTCGACCAGCGCCATGTCAGGCCAGCGCCGCCTCGAAGACCGCGCTGAAGTCGGTTTCGGGATCGCCGACCTCCGTGCTCGCGATGGCGCCGATGTTGGCGCGCACCTGCGCCTGCTCCTCGGAGGTCAGCGCCTGTGCCGCGTCGAAGCGGACGCGATTGTTGACCGCCGCCAGCAGCGCATCGAGGCCAGTGCTGCCCGAGGTCAGCAGTTCCTGGATCTCCAGCAGCGTGTCGTAGGCGGCATCGGCGCCGCCGAGGATCTCGGCCTTCAGGGTGTCGAGCAGATCGACGATCTTGCTCGACGAGTAGGTGGTGCTGGTCGAGATCTGGCCGTCGTCGATGCCGCTGGTGGCGGTGACGGCGTCCTTGAGTTCATTGATCGCGGCGACGAGGTTGGATTTGTCGGTGGTGGCGAGCTGGGCCAGGTTGCCGGTCTTGGCGCGCACGTCGATGAACTCCTGGGCGACGCGGACGACCAGACTTTCGATACGGGAAGCAAGACTCATGAAGCACTCCTTGAGGTGGGATGGATGGGCTACGACAGCCAACGGCTTTTGACGACGCGCCGCCGGATGGGCGCGCCCGGGTGGGCCTGGCCACCGCGTGGGGTGGTCGGGTCGTGGATCGGTAGTGCGAAGGCGGGCTCGGGCGCGCGTTCGACGCCAAGCGAGCGCTCCAGGTCGCGCCAGTGGCGTTCCTCGAAGCGGTCGAGTCCGGCCGCAGCGGCGGCAGCGCGCGCGTAGATGTAGCAATCGAGCGCTTCGTTGCGCTCGCGCACCTTCTGCCACTCCCGGACCGGAAATCCGTTGCGGTCGCGGCGGGTGATCAGCTGTTCGGCGCAGAGCTGTTGCACGAACTCGGCATCGATCTGCGGCAGGTGTACGAAGCCGGTCGGGAACACGAGGCTGACGCCATCGTCGCCGACCGCCGCGCTCTTACGCAGGTTGTTGTAGAGCTCGAGCTTGGCGATGCCGACCGCGACCGAGAACACCTTGATGCCGCGGCGCAGACGCTTGCCATCGCGCGAGACATCGACTGCGGTCGGCGTGCCGATCAGGGCCGCGCCGCGCGCAGCACCCTTCACCGCCATGACGCGTGCGTCGCGGCAGGCGCGCACGAAGGCATAGGCCTCCTGCGTGGCAAAGCCCGTGTCGAGCGCAAAGCGCACCAGCGGCATCAACGCGCCGGACGTGTGTGTCCAGTGCTCATCGAGCAGGGCCGAGAGCGCCCGCCATACGCCTTCGCGCGCGGTGTCGCCCATCAACACCCGATGCTCAATCAGCCAGGACTCCTTGCTGCGTCCGAAGGCCCAGATCGAGACTTCGATGCGGTCCTTTTGCACGTCGGCGCCACCCACCAGCAGCAGGCCGCCGAGCGGCACGGTGCCGATGCGGTAGTCCTCGCGGCGCTCGACTAGACGCTGCCAGTCCGGCGCTTCGCCTTCCTCGACCCAGGTCTCGCCAAGTTCGGTGTTCTTGAAGGTCTTGATCGCCGAGGCTGATCCAGACTCCTTGTTGATCGCGGCTTCCCAGGCCGCGGCGATATCGCGCCAGGCACGCCAGCCCACCGGGCTGTAGAGCGAGGACAGGTGGAAGCCTGCGGTCTTGCCGGCGACGTCTACCGTCGCACGCCACTCGCCGTGTTCGAGCATCCAGGTCTTGTGGTGCTCGGCAATCGCAGTGTCGCAGGCCTCGCAGATGTAGGCGGCGGTCTCGGGTGCACCCTTGTCCCAGCGCAGTTGCTCGAAGCGCAGCCATTGCCGGTGCGCGCAGTGCGGGCACGGCACGAAGTACCGGCGCTGGTCGCTGGCCTCGTACTCGCGCTCGATGGCCGAGGCACCGGCAATCGTCGGCGTCGAGACGATGAAGATCTTGCGCCGCGCGAAGGTGCGCGTGCGCGCTTCGGCGAGCGAGATCGCATCGCCTTCGCCCTCGACGTCGAGCGGATAGCCGTCGACCTCGTCCAGAAACAGGTAGCGGACCGGCATCGAGCGCAGCCCGACTGCGCTGTTGGCGCCGGTCATCACCAGCACGCCTCCGCGAAACTCCTTGGCCAGGATCGTGTTGCCCGAGTCACGCGAACGCGCCGGGGCGATCAGTTCAGCCAGCACGCCGGACTCTTCTATCAGCGGATCGATACGCTGCTTCGAGTTGCGCTTGGCCATCTCGACGGTCGGCCAGACCGCCATCATCGGTCCCGGCGCGTGGTGGATCACGTAGCCGATCCAGTTCGAACCCATCTCGGTCGCACCGAGCTGAGCGGCTTTCATGAACACCACGCGCTCGACCGCGGAGGTCGGTGACAGGCAGTCCATGATGGCTTTGAGGTACGGCGTGCGGCTGGTGCGCCAACGCCCAGGCTCAGCCGAGGCCTTGCTCGACAGCATCCGGTGCCGATCCGACCACTCCGACACGGTCAGCAGTGGATCGGGCAGCAGGCCTTCGCGCCAGGCACGCTCCAACTCGGCAGCGCCCTCATAGATCGTGTCGATCATTCGATGCGCGGGCGCAGCTCGCCCAACTCCTGCAGGTGCTCGCGCACGGCCGCCTCCAAGGCGACGTGCAAGGTGTGCGGATCTACGCCCAGGCGCGCGGCCATCTGCGCCGAGATGCGCGCCGGCCAGTTCAACCAGGCATCGCGCTCGGTTCGCGCCAACTTGAAGACGTGGGCGATGGCCTGGTTGCGGTCGACCAACTCGCCCTTGAGGCGGGCGAGGCGAACCTTGTTGGTCTGCGCCTTGACCACCTCGTTGACCGTGCGCGCTTGCAGCAGGGATGCGCCGCCCGCGGGCAAGGCGGCGCCGGCATCGGCGCTCGGCGCAGCGTCGGTGGGCACCGGCGCCCGAGCGGCCGGTGTGCGCGAACCGACGCGCGGGGCCTCGGTGTTGCGTGACCACTGGGCGTCGGCCTGCGCCGGGTCCAGCGTGCCGTCGGTGTTGGGCGTGATGCGGCCTGCAGCAATGGCTTTGCGAACGGCGGCATCCGATACACCTCGGTGCCGCGCGTATGCGCGAATCGACAGTCCCATCGGCCCTTTTCAATCCCATCGAAGAAGCGACGAAAAGCGCTTGGCTTCACCTCCGCGCAGCGCGTTCATCGCCGTCCCCCATCACGAGGACGAACCGATGAGCCAACTTGATCTGGACACGGTGGCGAAGGCGCTGGCCAACGCCGCGATGACGGTGCTGGTGCGCTCCTGCCGCAAGGAAGTTGCTGGCGCCAGCCACGCGCGCCTGGAGTCGGCCTGCGCCGCGATGCGCGCCAAGGCGCGCCCCGTGCTCGACCAACTGCTCGACGACGCCCGTGCCGCGCCCTGGGTGGCCGAGGCGGCCTTCGCCGCCGCAGCCCTGGAATTGGCGCAGTCCGGCATCGCCGCGCTGAAGTCCTCTGAAGCCTGAATTTGCTGCGAACAACGCTTGGCTTCACTGGCGAACAGCGTGTTCATGTGCCCCGCAACGAGCACATCCACACCATCACGGAGCACCCCATGAGCACCACCACCCAGAGCCGACAAGACGTGATCGACGAACTTGTCGAGATCCAGTCCCAGATTCTGGAACTGGTCGAACAAGCACGCGGCCTGCTGCGCCGCAACGGCCTGCACGGGGCGCTGATGCGCGCCGAGTCCTATTGGATCGCGCACATCACGACCGCGGTCACCAACGATCACGGCTACCTCGGCAAATCGATGGTGAGCCTGCAGGACACCATCGACGAGATCGAGGAGGGCGAGGACGACGACACCGCGGAGGACTGAGTCACGGCGCCGGGCGGGGCGACCCGCTCGGCCAGCTTTCCGCTTGGCTTCACTGACGAACAGCGCGTTCATCACGCGCACCCCAACCAAACCAGGAGCAACAGCATGAGCACGACCGAACTCACCCAAACCCAGCGTCTCATCCTCGACGCCGCCATCCAGCACACCGGCGGGCGCATCGAGCGCTTCCCGGACAACATCAAGGGCGGCGCCCGCAGCAAGGTGCTCGATGGCCTCTTCAACCGCGCATTGATCACGCGCGATGGCGACGGCTGGTGCGTCGCTGCCGAAGGCTACGACGCGATGAACCACCCGCGCCCGGGCATCAATCCGAAACGGATCTCGGCCTTCGAGGCCAATCTGGACCGGATCATCGCCAACGCCGAGGCGGCGACGGCGGAGATCGCGCCCGATGGGGCAGACGACGCGGCGATGGAGGCCGCGGTCGCCAGCGCCGAGGCAAGCTTCACGGCGAACGACGCGCCACGCGTGCCGCGCACCCGCGAGAACAGCAAGCAGGCCGAAGTCCTGCGGATGCTGCGTCGCCCCGAGGGCGCGACGATCAGCCAGATCTGCGAGAGCACCGGCTGGCAGGCACACACCGTGCGCGGCACTTTCGCTGGCGCCTTCAAGAAGAAGCTCGGACTGGTCCTGACCTCCGAGAAGGCCGAGGGCGCGGAGCGGGTGTACCGCGTCGCCTGAACATGATCGAGAAGCCGGGTGGAAACGCTTGGCTTCTCGCTTGAACAGCGCGTTCATGGAGTCGTTGCCACACGACCCGGAGACCCGCCATGACCGCCAACCAACTCTTCACCCGCATCGCCCAGACGCACCTCTCCATCGAGACCCTGGAGACGCGCCACCGCGACAGCCTGGACTTCCACGACGTGGGCGTGTGGTGCCTGCGCGACGCGCTGCAGGCCGCCTATGAGGCGGGCATCGCGGAGGGTCGCCGCCAGGCGGGCCGGATGCAGAAGCAGGACGAAGCCAAGCAGTAATTGCTTGGCTTCCCGCGCGAACAGCGCGTTCATGCATCCACACCCAACGCCACGGAGATCCCCATGATCGAGAACATCAGAGTCCGATTTGCCCGCAAGCCCAACGACCTCGCCGAGGTCCTGGCCAGCCTTCGCTTCGGCGACCTCGCGAACTACGTCGAGATCGAGTCGCGCCACGCGATGACGGAGGCCGAGTACGACGCGTTCACCGCCGCGTTGCTCGCTGACCGCGACTGGTTGGCGGGGCGCGGCGGGTTCCTGGACGGCGGCGGGCGCAGCGTGGTGGAAGTCACCGCACCCAATCGCACGACGCTCTACGTCGATCCGTCCGGATCACGTTACGGGCGGTACGTCGGCGTCCGAGCCGAGTGAGGTCCACGCGATGCCCAGTCACGTCGATTTCCAACTGCACCAGTTGCGCCCTTTGCTGGGCGCGACGGTCACTGCCCTGGCGCGGACCGCGCCAGGCGAGGATGACTTCGAGCCCGAATACTTCGGGCTGGTGCTGACCATGCCGGATGGTCAGCAGCGGACCCTGCTGATCCTGTCCGACCCCGAAGGCAATGGCCCGGGCGCCGTCGAGATCGCCGATTGACTCGGCGCGAGAATGATCGAAGATTCTTCGCAAGAACGCTTGGCTTTGGGGCGGAACAGCGCGTTCATGGACGCGTCGCCACCCACACCACGGAGTCAACCATGAGCCAGACCCACGACACGATCCCCGCCACCCACAACGAGGGCTGGGGCTTCTTTGGGACCATGAACGAGCGCGCCGAGGCCGCCTGGCCCCTGGCCATGACCGCGGTCGCCACCGCCACCGGCGAATCCCTCGACATCGTGCGCGTTTTCCTCGACAGCCGATTTGGCCGCCACTTCGCGGACGACGTCCTCAACGCCGTCGACGAAGGCAACGCCCTGGCGGACGCCATCAACGTCGCCACGCGCAAGTGGATGGGATGGACGATTGGCCGCCAGGCCAGCAAGGACTACGGCATCCCGCGCGGGTTGCCGTACCTCACCGGCTTCGTCATCCACTGCGGCATCATCGACGAGGCGTGCGCCGCCTGATGAATACGCCTGCTGCCGAAAGGGAGCAGGCGCTGCGGTGGCTGATAGCCAACCGGCGTCAGGACGTCTCCATCGAACAGACCGTGCGCTTAATGTGCGCGGTGCTGCCCCGCGATCTCACCACGATGCAACTGCTGCGGCGCATCGCGGAGGAGGAAGACACCAAAGAGCCTTCGCGCCGATTCAACTGGCGCATGAGTCCTGGTTTGCCGCCTCGCGAATAGCTTTCTTGCCGGTGAAGTCCTCCCAGCGCCGCACGATCACGTCGGCGTACTTCGGGTCCAACTCCATCAACCGCGCGACGCGCCCGGACTTCTCCGCGGCGATCAGCGTCGTGCCAGAACCGCCAAATGGGTCGAGCACCACATCGCCGGGGCGTGAGCTGTTGCGCAGCGCGCGCTCGACCAGTTCGACCGGCTTCATGGTCGGGTGCAGGTCGTTCTTCTGCGGTTTCTTGATCTGCCAGACGTCGCTCTGGTCGCGGTCGCCGCACCAGTGGCGCTCGGCGCCTTCGGGCCAACCGTAGAGGATCGGCTCGTACTGGCGCTGGTAGTCGGCGCGGCCCAGGGTGAAGGTGTGCTTGGCCCAGATGATGAACGTCGACCAGTGGCCGCCGGCCGCACGGAAGGCAGTCTGCAGCGCGTCCAACTCGCTCGACGACATGGCCACATACATCGCGCCGTCGCAGCGCTCGACCATCGGCGTCAGCGCCGCCAAGAGGAAGTCCGAAAAGCCATCTCCCAGGTTGTCGTTGAGGATCGCGCGGTCCTTGCCGCGCAGCTTGTCCTTGGCGCTGTTGGCGTAGTTCACGTTGTACGGTGGATCGGTGAAGACCATAGCCACTCGCTCCTCGCCGAGCAGTGCGTCGTAGCTCGCCGTCAGGGTCGCGTCGCCGCACAGAAGGCGATGCTGTCCCAGCTGCCAAATGTCGCCGGCACGGGACACCGGCGTATCCGACACTTCCGGGACGGCATCTTCATCGGTCTGCCCTGACACATCGGGCTCGTCACCGGCCATCAGTTCTGCAAGCGCGTCGGCGTCGAAGCCGGTGATGTCCAGGTCGAAGCCAGCGTCCTGCAGGTCCGCGAGCTCGACCCGCAGGAGATCCTCATCCCAACTCGCGTTCTCAGCGATGCGGTTGTCGGCAAGCACCAGCGCGCGGCGCTGTGTGGGGGACAGATGGTCCAGCACGACCACCGGCACCGTAACCAGTCCCAGCTTCTGTGCCGCGGCGAGACGCCCGTGGCCGGCGACGATGACACCGTCGCTGCCGGCGAGGATCGGGTTGGTGAACCCGAACTCCGCGATGCTGGCGGCGATCTGTGCCACCTGCGCGTCCGAGTGCTGGCGCGCATTGCGGGCGTAGGGGATGAGCATGTCGGTCGGCCACGGCTCGATCTTCTCAGCCAGCCAGGAGCGCGTCATGCCGGTGATCCTGCGCGCGCCGCGGCGACCGCATCGAAGCTCTCGCCAGTGGACTGAAGGCGCACCGGCACCTCCGGAAAGGTCTGGCGGAAGCGGCGGATCGCCACGTCCACATACTCCGGCGCGATCTCGACGGCGCGCGCGATGCGGCCCGTACGCTGCGCCGCCAGGATCGTCGTGCCTGAGCCGCAGAACGGTTCGAACACGATCTCGCCCTCGGCCGAGTAGGCCTCGATCACGAACTCCGGCAGCGCCACCGGAAACACTGCAGGGTGGTCGATGCCTTCACCGATCTTGCCCTTGTGGCGCATGACCCGGATCACCGAGTCGGGAATGCGGTGGTCTTGCGTGGGCTGGCCGGCATGGGTCCAACCACCGACGTCGCCGTCCTTGCCGCGCAGGGCCGTGGACGAACCATCGGCGCGCAGGTGAGTGTCTTGCCCGGCGAACTTGCAGGGCACGATCTTGTTCGGCTTGCGGGTGTCGCGGTTGAAGTGGAAGACGAACTCGAAGCTCGGCGCCAAGCGGCCGGCCCAGTCGCCCGGCATACCCGGGCCCTGGTCCCAGACGTACCACGCGAAGCGCCGCCAACCTTGCGTGCGCATCCACCCGAGCCAGGCATCCCAATACGGGATGAACTCGTTGTCGCGATGGATCAGGCCGAGGTTGACCAGGACTTGGGCCTGGTCGGCCATCGGCAGTGGCGCGAACACGCCGCGCATCAGCGCGTCCCAATCGGCGATGCCGCCGGTGGTGTAGTCGCGCTGGTTGCCATAGGGCGGCGAGGTGAAGCACAACTGCGCCCGGTCGTCCTGCATCAGCGCAGCGATCACGTCGCGGTCGCTGGCGTCGTCGCAGATCAGGCGATGCGGGCCGAGCAGCCAGACGTCGCCCGGGCGCGATACCGCAATCACCGGTGCGTCGGGCACCTCGTCGGCCGCATCGTCTTCCTCGGGCGTCTCATCGGTTGCCTCCGGGTCGCCGGCCTCGGCATCGGTGAGCAGCGACTGCAGCTCGGCATCGTCGAAGCCAGTCAGCGCGAGATCGAAGCCGGCCTCGGTGAGGTCCGCGAGTTCCAGCGCCAGCAGTTCCTCGTCCCAACCGGCGTCGAGCGCCAGGCGGTTGTCGGCGATGACGTAGGCGCGCTTCTGCGCCGGTGACAGGTGGGTCAGTTCGATCACCGGCACGTCGGCCAGACCCAGCTTGCGCGCCGCCGCCAAACGCCCGTGGCCAGCGATGATGCCGTGATCGGCGTCGATCAGGATCGGCGTGGTCCAGCCGAACTCGGCGATGCTCGCGGCGATCTTGGCGATCTGCGCATCGTTGTGCGTGCGCGGATTGCGGGCGTAGGGAATCAGCGTCTCGACCTGGCGGTACTCGACGTGCAGCGGGTTCACGCGGATGCGGGTCCTGAAAATGAAAAACCCGCCGACGAAAGCCGTGGCGGGTGGAGTGGAATCGATGGTGGGTGTGCGAACCGGGTGCGAACCGCGAACCGTGCGAACCTTGGTTCGCACCCTCACGCTAGCGATGCATCGCGCTCGCGCCCCCCGCATGGCACTTCCGGCAGGAAGGACCCCTTTTTCCCCAAGAGCGTCGCGGCGAAGCCACTGTGGCTTCATCGCCACTGCTCCCGAGCATGGAGGAAATCCTACGACGGATCGCCGAAAATGTTGCGCGGACTCATCGCCGCGCATTTCCCACCGTCACCGCAATCGCGGTGAGCGGTCCGCCAAAACACGCCAAAACCCTACGCGATGCACGCACCGTTGAGCTTGGCGGCAACGTGTGCGAGTGCTGCCTGCCAACGCCGCCACGCCGTGCTGCGGTCGCAAGCGAAGCGAATGGTGATGTCGCGCCAGCCGTAGCGCTTGGCGCGCATCCACACCAGGTGGCGCTGCTCCTCTTCAAGCCACTGCACCCAGTGCATCGTTTCCAGCATGCGGTCGATGGCGGCCGGCGACGGTGGGAACGGGCGATAAGCCTTCTCGTCGGCCGAGAAGGCTTCCCACGCGCTGCGGGCGATCACCGGCCAGGTATTGAAGTAGCCCTGCACACGCACGGGTGGCAGGCGACGGCTGGTACTGGCTGCTTCTTCGAAGCGCGCGGCCACTGCGTCAATCGTCCAGGTCCGGTCAGCCACGGCGCGCGCCTCCGTATAGCCGCTCGCCAATGGCCTTCACGAACTCCCGCTCGAAGTAGTCGAGCCGGTCGTCGGTCAGGTGGGCGACGAGGATGTGCTGGTCGCGCCAGCCGCGTTGCTTCATGAGTTCCAAGTCCGTGATCTCGGGCTGGATGCGCGCCAAGGGGCAGCGATAGGTGGGCGTCGGGATCTTCATCTCACGCCTCCTGGCTGGCGATGGCCCAGTGCAGCAGGGCCAGGGCGTCGGCTTCGTTGTCGTCGGCCGGCGCGTGCCCGAGGGCGGTCATCGCCGCGATCACGTGGTCCTTGCTGGCGTTGCCCTTGCCGGTCGCGTGCTTCTTGATCGTGCCGACCGGCACGCCCTGGTAGGGAATCTGGTGGTGCTCGCACCACGCGGTGAGTGTGGCCAGGAAGCCGCCGTAGGCGTGCGCGGCGTCAGTCGAGACATGCCGGCGCACTTCCTCGAAGTGCAGCGCATCGATGCCGCCGGCCACGTCCTTGAGTTCTGCGAGCCAGCGCTTGAAGCGCAGGAAGCGCATGCCGCCGCCTTCGAAGCGCTGCGGTCGGAAGCTCTCGCTGCCGCTGGTGATGGCGCCGTCGCTGCTGCGCAGCGCCCAGCCGGTAGTGGTGCCCAGATCTAGGGCGAGAATCGTCGTCGTCATGAGTTCAGTCCTTAATTCGGTGTGGACTGACGCATCCGACGCGCTATGTCGAAACTCCCATGAGGCGTGTGCACGCGCGCCCGCGCGGGAGAGGTAACGACGTCGTGCGTCAAATGCGTCAGTCGGATGCGTCGGCATGGCCGTCAGTCGTCGGCGTAAGGGGTGTAAGCGGGCTTGGGCGGGCTCTTGAGGCCGATGCCCCGGAAGCCGCGCAGGCCAGACGGGTTGCGCCACTTCTCGATGCCGCGCGTGATCAGCAGATCGGAGAACCGCTTCTGCGAGCCGATGAACTCGCCCGCGGCATCGGCCCACTGCTTCCAGTCGGTGAACAACTCGGCGCTCAGCGACTTGGCGTTGGCCTCGCGCACGCAGCGCTCGTCGAGCCAGCGGCCCAGCGCGTCCTCGGCTTCGAAGTACTCTTCCGTGGCCTCGAGGACCTGCTGCGGTGGATCGAGCCGACCCAGTCGCTGCCAGTCGAGACAGCCCTGCACGGCCCAGGCGAGGATGCCGTCGCGCTCGGCCAGGAGTTTCTGCTGCAGATGTTTGTCGCGACGCTCGGGCGGCACCGTGATCGTGAACGGGATCAGGTGCAGGCGACGCTTCATCGCTTCGTCGATGTTGCGGATGGCCGGCTTGTGGTTGCCGGCCACGACGAGCTTGAACTGCGGGAAGAACTCGAAGAAGTCCTGACGCATGAAGCGTGCGGAGATCTTGTCGCCGCCGGTGAGGTTCTTGACCTTGGACTCGGCCCAGCGCCGACCCTGTTCTGTTTCGATGGCGGCCACGAAGCGAGCGCCGCGCAGGCCCGCCATGTCGGTCGGGTGCCGGTCGGTGCGCGTCTCCATGAAGGTGTCCATCGGCGCGTTGGCGGCGTAGTCGCCGAGGATCGTGGCCAGGGTGTTCACGAACACCGACTTGCCGTTGGCGCCCGTGCCGTAGAGGAAGAACAGCGCGTGCTCCTGCGTCGAGCCGGTCAGTGTGTAGCCCGCCATCCGCTGCAGGTAGGCCTGCAGGTCAGCATCGCCACCGGTGACCTCGGCCAGGAACTGGCGCCAGATCTGGCAGTCGCCGCTGGGCGTCGCCGTAGTGATCTTGGTCATCCGGTCGGCGCGGTCGTGGGAGCGTTGCCGGCCGGTCTTGAGGTCGATCACGCCACCGGGCGTGTTGAGTAGCCAGGGGTCGGCGTCCCACTCGGCGGTGGTGGCCGCGTGCCGGCGATCCGCTCGCGCCAGTCGCTCGACGCCACCGACGGTGCCCGAGGTCGCGAGCTTGGCGGCAATCTTCGGGTTGTCGGCATGGACGGCGGCGTGCCGGCAGACGCAGCGGATCAGGTCGGTCGCTGCCAGCGTGTCCTCGGTGCGCCAGCGGTGACCGTCCCAGACCAGCCAGCGGCCCCACGCCGCGACGTAGCGCCAGTCGCGGTGGTAGCGACGGGTGAAGGCCAGCGCCAGCGCATCCTCGGTGCCCCACACCGATTCGTCGCTGCTGATGACCGGCTCGGCTTCGTCCGCCACGTCATGCATCTGCAGGCGCGGGCCATGCGTGAGGAAGGCGGCGACATCGAAGCCTTCCGCTATGGCATCGGCTGCGTCCCAACCGTCAGCAGCTTCCTCGGGCGGGTAGAGGATGTGGCAGGTCTTGGCGCCGGCCGACAAGATCGCCTGCGCGGCGAGCGTGGCGTACTCCCAGCCCGGCTTGTCACGGTCGGGCCAGATCAGCACGGCTTTGCCGGCCAGCGGTGACCAATCGGTCTTGTCGACCGGCGCGTTGGCGCCGTGCATGGCCGTGGTCGCGCAGATGCCCGTATCGATCAAGGCCTGCGCACACTTCTCGCCTTCCACCAGGACCACCTGCGCGGCAGCGACGATTCCCGGCTGGTGGTAGAGCGGCCGTGGATCGGGCGGCGCCGTCTTGCGGCGGCGCGCGTCCCAGGGACGGAATTCCTTCTTCCGCCCGGGTGGGTCGTAGCGGTAGACGACCGCGATCAGCATGCCGGCGGCGTCGAGGTAGTCCCACTTCGCCGTGGCGGGCCCAAGATCATCGACCGGCGCTTCCTTGCGCGACGCCTTGCTCGGCGTTGCCGGGACACGCCCCGCGAGGTCCGCTGCCGCGTCGAGCAGCCGCGGGAAGTCGCTCACCGGATCGATGCCGCGCGCCGCAGCGATCAGATCGAAGAGATCTCCGCCATCGCCGGTGGCGCGGTCGGTCCACAGCCCGATCTTGTCGCCGGTGAGCACGACCTCAAGGCTGTCGCCGGGGCTGCCGATCACGTCGCCGATCAGGAACAGCCCCTTGCGCTTCTTGCCAGCCGGGAACAGTGCCGACAGCACGCTGTCGATCCGCGCGATCAGCGCCGCACGTACGGCGTCACGCTGTGCGCTGCGGTCCGGGAGCGGAGCTGCGTCGGCTTCGTTGAAATCAAGCATGGGCAGCCTCCTCGGAGGCATCCGATTGCTGGGCCTGCATCCAGGTCAGCAACTCGCCGAGCTTGAAGCGCACCAGCTTGCCGACGCGGTAGTGCGGAATGCCGCGGTGCTTGCGCTGCTGCTTTTGCGCCAGCCAGTGCAACGGCAGGTTGAGACTCATGGCAGCGCTGCGCGCGTCGACGAGTTTCTCGCCAAGCACGTGGTCGTCCGAAGGCGTCGTCATGCTGCGGCCCTCCAGCAGCGGTCCTGCCAGGCGCACATCCGGCACTCGAAATGGGTCGCATCGAAGAAGCGGCGGGGAAGCAGTTCACCGGCCTCGGTGGCGGTGATCACCCGCACGGCGCGATCCGTCATTTGCTGCGCCAGCGCCGCATTGAACGCCACGCGCTCGACGTAGATCTCCATCGTGTCGGCATTGATCGGAGTGAAGATCGCCGGGTGTTCGTGGAGTTCGAGATGGGCCTGGTACAGCGCCACCTGCGCCGCATAGACCGGCTTGGCCACGGCGAGCCCCTTGGACTCGACTTCGCGCCAGGCCTTGGCGCCGAGGCACTTGTTCTCCCACAGCGCCGGGTAGGCGAAGCCGTCCGGTCCGCCGACGATCACGCCATCGACGTGCCCGCGCAGTCGGCCGTCGGCGTCGGCGAAGCCGAATTGCTCACCGTTGGCGCGGCGGGTGCGCAGGTCGAAGCCGGCATCGCGCAGCCAGGCCACCATGCAGTCTTCCATCACGTGGCCAGGCTGGAAGATGCGCAGCATCCGCCCGTCGATGTCGCGGCCGTAGTCCACCGGCGCCTTGGCGTACTCGAACTGCAGCGCGCGCTCGCACTCGACACCCAGACGCGACGCGCCGAGGTAGTCGCGCGACTTCTCCTTCGCGCGCGCCGCCTGCATGCCGCGGTCGATGCGCGCCGTGACCTGGCCACTGACGCTTGCCGTTGCATTGAAGTCGAGCGTCATGGCGACTTCTCCCAGAACGCCTTGTCCTCCAGATCGGAAAAGTCGGTCAGCGGGTCGCGCACCTCGGGCATGCCGCGCACGGGCGGGTACTTCGCCATCTCGTGGTGGGCCGCCATCGCGTTGGTGAAGCAGGTGACGATGGCGCCGATCACCTGCAAGGCCTCGGGCTCGGCATACTCGCCGAGCGGCTTGTCGAATCCGATCGCTTCGGCGGCGGCGCCGAAAGCCTTCAAGCATTTCTGCAGGCACGCGCGCTCGATCTCAGTGGCATCGATCATGTCGGTCTCCGGAATGGTGATTCCCTGAGTGCGCGCGTTCTTCCAGCGGCCGTACAGGGCGTGAAAGGCGTCCTGGCAGCGGCGCGAGCAGAAGACCCAGTCCCAGTGGTGGTGGCGCGGATCGGTCGGCTTGAAGCGGGTGTCGGCATGGCCGAACCCGCGTGCCTGTCGTTTGCAGACCCAGCATTTCAAGGGTCCTCCTTAGCTCGCCCACGCCGGCTTGCCGGTGGGCGCGCGTGCTGGCGCGGCGATGGCCGGTGCGGGGGAATGCGCCGGTGCTGCGGCGGCGCGCGCCGTGGGCGCCGACGGTGCCCCGTGGCCGCGGGCCGGCACGCCCATGAGGCGCGCGTAGTCGGGGTGGTCGGGCTCCACCGCGAGCTTCACCACGTTGCGGTCGCCGCCCTTGGCGTCCTTCTCCACGTCGACGCGGGCGAGGAACTCCAGGCCGTCGAGCTCGTGGAAGCCAGCGATGCGGCGCGCGGCGACCGCCGGCGGCGAGTTGTCCTGCGGGTGGACGTTGCGTGCGCTGTTGAGCGCGGCCCGGAGGAAGCTGCGGCCCATCTGGCCCCAGGTCGGGCCCTTGGCCGAGTACAGGCCGATGTTGCTCCAGAGCTTGCGCTTGGCGAAGTCGCCGCCGGTGACGACGAACTCAGCCGAGAGGTACACCGCGCCGGTCTCGAAGGACTGCGTGGCGTAGCCGCCCGTCCAGCCCTGCGCCGGCTCATCGAAGCCGCCCGGCTTGATGGTCATGCGCACCGGTACCAACGTGCCCTTGGGGATCAGGTCGAAGCCGCTCTGGGTGTCGGCGTCGTTGAAGTCATTCCAGCTCGAAGCATTGGACGTGGTCATGGATTACTCCTTGGAAGTGGCAGAGGCAGGGTTCGGCGCGGCAGTGGCCGCGCACTTGGCGATCAGTGCGCCGAGGTCGGGCGGTTCGAGCAGGTCGAGGCGTCCCGACCGGTCTTTGGCCGGGAAGCCGTAGGGGTTGAGCGTGTGGGTGACGAAGGCGCGGTAGGCGCTGCCGTCCTCGGCTTTGATCTCGGCGAGGGTCACGACCTCGTCGACGATTCCGGGCATCTGCAGGCCGGTCTTACTGCCCTCGATCTGCGGCTCGAAGACCCTGCGGTTGTAGTCGTCGAGGCGCTCGTCGAGGATCGCGACGAACACCACGTTCTTGCCGCGGGCGTGCTGCAGGTGGGTCAGTGCGCCGACCATCTCCTGGCCGAGCAGTCCGTAGGCTGCGCGCAGATCGGGCTTGCCGGAGCGGTCGCTGATGGCGCCCGGCTGCGACTTGCACCAGGTGAAGCACAGCCGCGACATCTGCGTGATCGAATCGACGAAGAAGGTCGCGTAGCGGTCGATCTGAGCAACGTCGCCGAACTGGCCGACGACGTGCTCGTAGTGGGCGACCGAGAACGCCGCCTCTGGCGGCAGCGAGCGGTCCGGCCCGGCGAGGTAGACGAACAGGTCGCGGCACTCCGGCCAGGAGGCCGGGCGGATGGTGTCGCCGGGCCAGTCGGCCACCGAGAGATCGCCGGCCTCGATGTCGATGAACAGCGTCATCGACGGATCGAGATCGCGCAGGCGAGTGGTCTTGCCGATGCCCGACTTGCCGAGCATCAACAGCTTCACGCCCTTGCGCTCGGCCATGCGCTGCTGCGCGGAGATGATGGGGAGGCTCATGCGGCCTCCTTCAGCATCTCGGCGACCGCGGGATTCCAGAGGATCTGGTAGCCGCTGTGGCCGTTGCGAGAGTAAGGCATGGCTTCCGCCCAGGCCTCGCCGGCCTCGGTCAGCTCCCACTCGTCGCGCTCGTTGCGGATCTGCAGACCGTTGTCCGCCAGCAGCCGGTTCGTCGCCTTGGGCGAGCGATTCAGCAGCTTCCCGAGCTGGGTGGCGTTCAAGGCGCACATCGGCTCGTTCGCCGCCGGCAGCGCGCGCCGCCACATCTCAGTGGTGATGCCGGTGTTTTCCTGGATGCAGGTGAGTGTCGCCGCCGCCGCAATACCGGCCTTGACGCCCGGCACTTTGGCGACCGCTTCGCCGATCAGCAGGATGGCGCTGACGCGGTCGTGGGTCGGCGCCGGAAGTGTGGCAAGCGTGCCCGGCGTCAGGTACGACCCGGTCTTGCGAATGGCCGGAATCACATCGTGCGTGACCCAGCGTTTGAAGCGCTTGGCTTCGGCCTTGCGACTGCCGAGGATCAGCGCGTACAGACCGGGTTCGTTGACGGTGGTCATGTCCTGATCACCACCAAGGGTGTGAATTGAACTCACCCCCTTCTCGTCGGGGTCGAGGCGTTCGAGCGCCTTGCGATCCAACTGCAGGGATGCCAGGACATCGGCCGCGACGAACCAAGGCTGATCCTGTTCATCGGTGACGACGCGGAGCGATTGCCCTTCAAAGCTGAAGGGCGCGAGTTGCGTACTCATGGACTCAGTCCTCGGAGATGGTGGTCAGGCGGAAGGTCGGCTTGCCCGGTTTCACGGTGCGGGCGCTGGCGAACTGCTCGCGGAGCGAGGGCGGCCAGTTGTTGAACCGCGATTCGCTGACCGCGTAGTCGACGTCGATGAAGTCCTCGACCTTTTCGCCGGCAGCGGCGATGCGCTGGGCGATGGCGGCGAGCTTGGTCTGGTCCCAGGACACCCGCTTCGGGACATCGACGGTGATGCGGACGGCGCCGTCGTCGATGTGCACGGTGCCGAAGTCCTTGCCAGCATCGGCGCGAACTTTCTGGATGCGCTCGGCGTAGCTTTGGTCGAGTGCCGCATCGACCTTGGCGCGCTGCTGCTTGTGTCAGGTAAGAAGGTCGTCGAGGTTGCGGACGATCTCGGCGAGCTGAGGCGCCGGAAGTGCGGCGAGGTCAGCGACGCTGAGTGCCGTGAGGCGGTCGGGCAGAACGGTCATTGCAGTCATGGCCCCACCTCACGCCGACGCGTGCTGGTAGGTGGACTCGTGCAGCACCCGGCGTTCGAAGTCGATCACCGACTCCAGCGGGTAGCCGACGCGCTTGGACAGCTTCAGGTACTTCGGGCCGCGGCCCTCCGAGCGCCACCGCTGCAGGGTCTTGGGGCTCACGCCCCAGCGGTTCGCGACCTCGTTTTCGTTGAGAACCCGGCGGTCGCCGGGAGCCAGTTCGCTGATGGGCGGGGTGGTGCGGGCTTGCGCTTGCATCTGTTCCTCCTGTGATTCCGCTGCGGAATCGGTGGAGGCATTTCAGGTTTTCAGTGGCGAATTGCCGATGGACGCACTGGCGAATTTTCTCGATGGCAAATATTCGCCGGTAGTTCGCCGACGCCAGAAACGACAACGGCGAGCTCGAGGCTCGCCGTTGGGGTGGATGCGTGTTCGGATCAGGTCAACGTTCGGGAAAACCGAGCAGGCGTCGCTGTTCGTTCCAGTCGCGCGGGATGATGTCGATGCGGCCGCGCAACGCATGCAGGTTGACGTGGCGAGGCTGCCGACCTTCGACGATGGCGGTGATGATGTCGGGCGCAAGCAGCGTCATCCTCAAGATCTCTGAAACCCAGCCGCGCTCGAGCTTTTGCTTCCGGGCCAGATCGCTGACATGCGGGTAACGGCCCTCGTCGAGTTGCCTCTGCCAATGGAAGCCTTTCCCGAGCGTTCGGATCATGGATTCGTCGAAGCCGCCGACCGTGGAATCCGGCGCCGAGGATGGTGGCGGGGTCAGCACCTTGCGGTTCTGGCGGCGCTTGATCGTCAGCGGGACCACCGTGACCCGTTGTCCGTTGCTGACGTAGCTGCGTGAATCCTCCTTGGTTTCTATGGTGACGGCGAACCTCCGTGCCTGCGTGTTCATGCGGCAGCCTCCAGGTCGCGATGCTCCTCGACGAGTGGGTGGGCGCAGACGTCGCGGCCAAGGCCGATCCAGCCGTCCTCGCGCCAGTGGATGTCGAGGCCATCGCCGTGCAGTTGGATGCGCTCGATCAGGAGCCGAAGGATGCGTTGCTGCTCGGACGGGAACAGCTGCGCCCAGACGTCGCCGATGCGGCGCATGCCGATCACGACCTGCGCCTCATCCAGACCGGCGCCTTCGGGATGGCGCAAGCAGGCGCGCCACACGCCGATCAGAACTTCCGGCGCGGCGAGCGCGGCATGCACCTGCGCCAGCACTGCGTTTTCGAGGTCGGCAGCGGGTAGATGGCCGAGGTTAGGGACGTTGGCGTTCCGCTGGGTTCCCGCGGCATGGCGCTTGTGCATCTGCGGGACGTAGTACCGGTAGCAACGCCCGTTCTTCTTGCGGGTGTACGAGTGAATCATGCGTTGACCATCCGGCGCGAACAGCAGGCCGGCGAGCAACGCGGGATTCTTCTGCAGTGCATCGCGCGGGCCTTGTTTGCGGCGCTCCATGAAGGCCTGCACCGCGTCCCACGCCTCTCGCGCGACGATGGCTTGATGCTGACCGGGATAGGCGCGGCCGCGGTGGGTCAGTTCGCCCAGGTAGATCCGATTGCGCAGCATCTTGAACAGGAACTTCTGGTCGATGGGGCTGCCCGACCGGTGGCGGCCGGTCTGGGTCACCCATGCCTTGGTGGTCACACCTTCCTCGGCGAGTTCACGCACGATCCGCGCCGCCGACCCGTGTTCGCCATATCGGCGGAACAGATCGCGCACCAGCGCCGCCTCGGGCGGGTTGACCACGAGCTTGCGCTCGACGACGTCGTAGCCGAGCGGAGGAACACCGCCCATCCACATGCCCTTGGCCTTGCTGGCGGCGATCTTGTCGCGGATGCGCTCGCCGGTGACCTCGCGCTCGAACTGCGCGAAGGACAGCAGGATGTTGAGGGTTAGCCGGCCCATCGACGTCGTGGTGTTGAACTGCTGCGTTACCGACACGAAGGACACGTTGTTGCGGTCGAACACATCGACGAGCCTGGCGAAATCCGCAAGCGAACGGGTCAGTCGGTCGATCTTGTAGACGACCACGATGTCGACGCGCTTGGCCTCGATGTCGGCGAGCAGGCGCCGCAGGCCCGGGCGTTCCATGTTGCCGCCCGAGAAGCCACCATCGTCGTAGCCGTCGTCCAGCGCCATCCAGCCCTCGTGGCGCTGGCTGGCGATGAACGCCAGACCAGCATCGCGCTGGGCTTCGAGGCTGTTGTACTCCTGGTCGAGCCCTTCGTCGCTGGATTTGCGGGTGTAGATCGCACAGCGCTTCTTGGTGACGACCGGCGCCGGCGGCGCGTAGGCAGTGCGCTGCGGCTTCATGCGCGCTCCTTGGTGGTGAGTCCGAAGAAGGCAGGACCGGACCAGCGCGTGCCGGCGATGTGGCAGGCGATGGCGGTCAGGCTGGTGTAGCGCCGACCGTCGTATTCAAAGTCGTTGGGCCCGCGGACCAGCACGCGATGCTCGACGTCGTCGAACACGCGCGTCAGCATCGTTCCCGGCAGAAGTCGGTTGGCGTCGCGCCGCATCGCCCGCGGCAGTAGACCGGTCTGGCCGATCTCCTCCAGTTGCTTGCGCACCGAAGGCTTCAGTCCACCGAAAGCTCGCTCCTGCATTCGGTACGCGAGCCGCGATTCGAGCCAGACGCGCTGGTGGTGGCCGGGTCGCTCGTCGAAGTGGTCATCCCACAGCGCCCACAGCTGCTCCATCGATAGGTGCGGCAATTGAGCGACGCGGGCGGCGACAGTCGCGGCATCGAGGTGCTTGTTGAGCATGGGCATCAGCGAACTCCTTTCGGTTGAGAGGGGTTCGCATGAACACGCTGCTGGCCACCGAAGCCAAGGTCAACCGCGCTCTCGGCGGTTGTCGATGACGAAGCGCGTCGACACAGGCGCAAGAAGGCGGCGGCCAGGATGTCAGCTACCTCCTGATGCGGGTGGCGGGGTTCATCGTGATCTGAGAAGAGTTCTTGACGGAACATGGTTAGCGATCAGTGTTGCAACGCCGCCCATGCTATTGGCCGAGAACTTATGCTGTAACGGGAATGCGCGCAGTAACGGGGCCAGCAAGCCCTTATGGCCAACCCAGTGCCGTTCGAACATGCTCGATCTTTGTGGCTAGCACGACCTCTGGGCGGTCCAAGGCGCCCCACACCAATCCGCATACCCGAGCATCGCCCGGAGACCAAGTTTCCGAACGGCGCATGCGCGACAAGTACTTCGTGTCCCAAAGCAAACTACCGCTCATGCCCTTTGCGTGAGGCAGTGCTGTCAATTCCCCGTTTGCCGTACGCTGCGCTTCACTTGGGTAGTGGACGGCAACGTGAAGGTCGGGATTGAATAGATCTTCGCCTTCCCCGTTCCAGCCACGAATTACCTGAGACAGCATCGGCAATCCCCGTGTTTCTAGAGGCCCACCAAAGCGAGTCATGCGCAACCGACCTTCAGTTGGCACGTCGTGCCGATTGGCCGAGTAACCCGGGAATCCAATCCAAAAAAGCAACTCGTCCTGCTCCGCCAACATTTGCCCGTCAATAAGTTCGAACGGCACCGCCTCCTTCATGCCTGTTGACTGAGGATATAGCGTGGGCGCGCAAGCTGCGTCGACGGGGTAGGAGCGTCGGCACCAAGGTTGCGTGACAGCCACGTAGTCATCAGTGGGGCCTGGAAGGTGTGCGAGTACTCCGCCGGTCGGCACATCATCCACGACGTGTTGGTTGGTCAACAGGATTCGACTTCCCGAGACCTCGAGATAGTTCCCGGTCGCCCAAGACACTCCGTGTCCATGCTCGAGTGACATGCTGATTGGGGTGACGAAACGCATCACCAGATCACGCATTGCGTCTTTGACCATTGCGCAACTTGCCGGCCAGTCTTGGTGCATTTGGAAGGAATCCTTCGACGATCAGTGGGCAGGAAATTGACCGGAATCTGCGAAGCGATCTGAGGTATCTGGTACGCACTCGTCCTTCCAAGAGTCGTCCCAGTCTCGCGGCTCTGCACTTTCGAGTAGCAGGAGGGTGAGCACGCGATCCCGGTTAACGAACGTGTGCTTGAACTCCCGCAACTTCATGTGCGCGCCTTCCTCGGCGCACCAGATCGCGGCGGAACATTCCTCACCATCGAAGCATTGCACCACGCTTGCGTCAGCGGCCAGGGTGCCGGCGAACGGCTCTTGCGCAGACTCTAGCTGGCGGACGAAGGCGCCGGTCTTGCGTGCGTTGCGGCTGGCCCGCTGGTACTTGAGGAAGCCCTGATCCCAGTGGATCAAGATCGCGCGCTGGTCGGTGGCTTCGATGAAGCGCAGGCACAAGGCTTCGAACGAGACCTCGAAGGTGCGGGCGATGTCGCTCAGCAAGTGCAGCGTGACCTTGCGCTGATCGCCGAGGAAGCGCCGCAGCAGATCCAGCGGCATCAGCAGATTGCTGGCGAATTCGTTGGCTTCGCGCTCGATGTTCCGCCCGTCGAACTGGCCGGACGTAACGCCGCGGTTGTCGCACTCGAAGCGGTTCTGCAGCGCACGGTGCAGAACGAAGTGGCCCAACTCATGCGCGACGGTGAAGCGGCTGCGCTCGGGTGTTGCGTGTTGCTTGTAGAGGATGCCCCATTCGGCGGGATCGTCCGGGTTGCGCACCAAGCAGCCCTCGAAGCCGCTGACGTCGAGCGGCGTCGGCGCCTTGATTTCTCGGACGCCGGCGCCGTAGGGCGTGGTCGGCAGCATCTGCCGCACGACGTCGAGATCGGTGGCTTCAGGCAT